CGATCCTGCACATTAGTGTCTCGGAATCCTTTCGGATATCCTCTCATTATAGGGTGTGTAATTCTTGCGAGACCGAAACCTAAAGCCCGTGTGGGCTTAGGTTGATGAGGGGTTTGATGGGGGGGGGTCAGTTGTTCTCGTTGTCCGAGAGCATCTTGCTCACCGCGTACTTGGCTCCGACGACTGCGGCAACGACACCAACGTGGATCGCGACGATTTTCGCGACCTGGATCTTGGTGGGGTTGTCCGAGTCGCCGGGGACGGCAACAGCGGTGTGGGTGATGTTCTTGTGACGGTTGATGAACGACATGATAGTCTCCTTCATATAGGGTCTCATTATAGGATGTGTAATTCCTGCGAGATCCAAAAAATATAGTCCTTGTGCGGCGAAACGTAGAGGGCGTGTAATCTTTCTACACGCCCTCTACGTTTGTACCGGTCCTTGTCGGATCAGCGATTCAGCGGGGTCTTCAACACGCGGTCGAGAGCCCTCGAGGCCATAACATGACCATGCTCGTAGCCGACGATGATGAGGATCCCAGCCAGACTCCCCGCGACGGTGAGGATCGCATCGGCGCTCAGGGCCTTAGGCTTGTCGGCGTAATCGACTTCCTTCAGCTTGTAGAGCTCCTTCAGCGATTCCAACATCGCGGGGTATTTCGGGTCTTGGGATCCAACCGTCTGCATTTCGGCGAGGATCTTGTTGATGGCAGCTTCGAGGCCTTGCTCGTTGGCATTGGGCGTCCTGCGGAACATAACTGTTCTCCTAACTATAGGGTTGGCATCTATTACATGCTGTGTAAAATATGCGACCCTCGTTAGGATTACTGGTTGTTGACCTTGAAGACGACCTCGGACTTGTCGTAGATTGCTTCCGGATGGGTGTTCAGGTCCAGCGAGAACACCTTGCGACCGTCCTGGGTCACCTCGGGAGTGATCTCGCCGATGTACTTCTCGTCGCTCTTGTTGAACGACTCCGCGGCGTATCGCACCAGGACACCGAGGAAGGTGTCGAGGACCGCGACCGAACCCACGACCTCTTCGGCCTTCGGCAGGTGCCAGATCTGGGCCAGACCGAAGTAGAGGGCGCCGAGGGCCGGCAGGAGGATCAGAGCGAAGAACTTCAGCTTGCTGTACATGCTGTCGCTCATCAGGGGCTTGTTCATGTGAGAGTCTCTCCTCAGTTTGTTCGTCTGGCCTGAATGATTTCGGAGTACTTGTTTGGCGATCGAAGAGGGAGGTGTGAGACCTCCTCCATGATTCGCTCAGCGACACCGTTGCCGCCATAGGCCTTGTACGGTTCGTAGAGGTACTTACGAAACTCTTCGTACTCGTCCTTTGAGATCCAGCCTCGCTCAATATAGTTCAAGCCGAGCTGGGCGATCTTGTCGTAGGCAAGCCCCAACAAGAGACGGGTCATCGCGTCCTTGGAGTTATCACGCCTGGCTACCCAAGCCCAAAAACCAGAGGACGCGATGACCGTAGCAACCGAAGTCACTGCTATCGGCACCCAATCCATAAATATCCCTTAGAGTAGATCAGCCTGTTTGTTTCCAGACACCTGCATTCTTTACCCAAGGGCGAGCCAGTCTCCACACACCGTTGACCTTGACGTACGGAACAGCGATTCTCCATGTACCGTTGAACCGTATACGAGCGCCAGCAATAGTTGCTACCGACGCAGGAGGTCCCCAGGCACTCCATCCCTTAGCGTTATGCGTTCTTCCCCAGAAATACCACGTGGCACCTGGAGAGTGAAGCGCGCCGACCTCGGTGGATCCGTCAGAGACTGTTTGGTATTGGACCTGAGTAGGGTTCGTGCCGTAGCCGATGACACGACTATCAATTGCGGCACCATTGTTAGCGCCATCGGCAAAAGTGACAAATACGGAGGTGGGGGTGACGTTTGTCAGAACCGGTTTGCCTGGGGGGTTTGGCGCTTTGGCTCGGTTAATCGCAACGCTGAACGTAGTCGGTCCACCAAGACCGCTCGTACCCGTATTACCGAGCTTGAACGTTACTGTCTGGGTGGTCGTTACGTTCCATCGTCCGAGAAGATCCCAACCGGCGCCCTTTTCGTACCGGTGCTCTTTCCAGGCGCTTGTGACGCCATTAACCACGTACGCCCACGGCATCTGATAGGCGTACGTGGTCGAGTTTTGCGAGGTAATATAGAACTCGACGTAGGTACCCGTGTCCCGGATCATCATCTTACCGGAATTACCGGTATTCTTGGTATAGTCAGCCATAATGGCTCCTAGATGATCTTGAAGTGGATATCCCCGTCGCTGCCGCCCGTCGGGTCGCCAGTCCCGTACGTAATGCCCGCGGCGGTGCGATAGGCGGCCTTACCGCTTGGAATAAGACCACGCACCTGAGCGATGAAGTCTCTGGTTCGGTTGATTTCTCGCGCTCCCCAGCGGACTCGACCTTCCTCACCGGTATCCGGGACAAGCGGAAAGCCAGCCGCTGTGGCCTGATCGCCAACTGCCATCTAAATATCCCTTCTACGCAGCTAGGCGTTGCTCCAGTATTCGGTGGGTCCAGCGTCTTCCCATGTCTGGTTCTGATCCCAAGCGAGCCAAGACCCGGTTGAGATATACTTGTTGAGAGAGAGCGTTGGGTACGAACGATCGCCTTGCGTATCGGAGATGAAGATCTGCTCCGTGACTCGCATTCTGTTAGTGGCGCCGTCCACGTTTCGCAACTCAACAAGGTCACCCAGGTTGTAGTCACGCCCGTACTTGTACTTGCTGTTTTGGTTGAGCTCCCCATCAAACGCGGCGAAGGACCGGTACTTGGCCAACTCTTCTCGACCCTTTTGGATCATCTTGGCGCTGGCAACTTCTGGATCTTCATCCGTGATGCTGTCTGCCTTGACAAGCAACATCTTACGTTCGAAGCCGGTCGTTCGAGTATCTACATCTTGCGCCCAAACGATTTCATGACCTCGAGGGGAGGCAACGTAGGCAACGTTCTTAACCAAGGCGATGGACGTAAGCGACTTGGTGTTCTGCAGATTGTCGAGATCCGGACTGAAGATCACCGGAGCCAACGTGGTCTGTGAGGCTGTCCTATCGCTGCCAGAATATACGTCGTACCACAACTGTGTCGTGTCGTAGTTACGAACAAGACGAAAGCCCAGGTCGTACGCTTCACAAAATGCCTTGGTGATATTGTAGAGCGTATCCATATCGAGTTCGATTTGGATCGGCTCGATTGGTTCGGGGATCGTGTCTTCCGGAAAACTACCACGACCCATCTTGACGCCCGGCAACTTGTCTCCTACGTCTTGCGTCCCAAGGATGCAAATATCGTTGAAGAGCTTTCGCAGGACTGCGGCTGGAAGACCTTCGAGGGCGATCTTCGGCATGGCGTTCTCAGGAAACACAGTTGGCGACACGGTTTTGTCGTCCAGCGCAATTTCCAAAGAGCGTCCGGTGAGGGTTAAAACCTTCCGACCCTCTTCATCCGTAGTGTCCTCGACAGTCTCTACCGTCATGATCCTCTGCGACTCATCGAGAGCCAGTTTTGTCCCCGCAGGGAACCGGCGCCGATTCTCGGGAGTCGAGTGGAGCTTCAGCTGAAAGTCTCCAGCCGCGGCGTATCGCTCAGTCCAGATGAACGACTCGTACTTGTCGACCACTTGGGTACGACGGTAGAGAGCGTCGAGAATATAGCCTTCCACTACAGACCCCCATACCTGGTGGTGTATTCGATCGTCCACGGAATTGGCGTTCCCGAGGTGTACACCCGAATGTAGTTTTCCCCTTGAGCTAGCTGAATCCAGTCAGACTGCGGAGCGATTGCCCACAGCAGAGAAGTATCAGTTAGCCCGCGGGTCAGCGTCACACTCTTTTGTCCAGGGATCGTTACGATAATGAGCTTGTCCGAGGTGCTCAGCGGCGCCTCAAAGTCCATCGTTAGAGCGATATCACCACTCTTCCTGTGGTAAATCGTGAACTCACTCAACGTACGAGTGCCTGTCCAGGGCATCTCCAACGTGAACTTTACCCCTGTGTCAACCGTTCCTTCGTAAGGGATGAGGAAACGACCGCTCTCGCTAGTCGTAGAATCGGTCGTTTCCCCGCTGATGATCACAGGCTCTGGATCAATAAAGTCCGGATCAAAGCAGATGATCGAAACATCCACTCGAGGTTCCTTGGTGAAGGATGGCGCATCGCATGTCTCCACACGACCGTCGATCTGCACAACGAGCCCGTCCGAGTAGTAAAGGTGTAGGGTTACTTCAGACTTCGGCATGAAAAATCCGTATAGCCTGTTCCTCAGCCCTCGAACGGTGCTCGTTGTGAAGTTGGGCTTCAACTTGAGTCGAATGATGATGTTGCGCGTTGTACGACTGCTGTCTTGGTACTGAGCACCATCCAAGTTGGCCCAGTCAGACGTCACGAGTGTCGCCTTAACTGGGTCCAAGCCTTCGACTTCTTCGACCAAATATCCGCCGGTAGAATCAGCCAACGGAAGAGCTAGAACGCCGCCTAGCTTGTTTTTAACTTCTACCATGGTAAGCATTACGGCGTCAGAACCTCCTTCGCTACAGATAGTTGATTCTTTGTGTTCCGGTAAATCTCGCCAGGGGACAGAGCCTTAGGCGAGTAGTTGTTCTGTACGAACTTCAACTCCGTGTGGTTCGGAAGAGACTGCTCGACGGTACCGGAATCATCGGACTGAGTACGGTTAGACTGGTATTCATGAGCAGTGTTCCTCGCCTGAGCGTAAGCACCACTAACCGAGATCGGAGGCGTCTTCGGAAGGAAGCCGTTAAGGTTCTGAGCATCCTTCTTCACGCCAGACAGATCCAATACTGGAGTGATAACGGGATTTAGATCCACGTCACCCCTCACAAGATCGGACAGTCCAGAAAGAGACCCGCGAAGCTTGTCCAGGGCGGTCTTACCGACACCCATTGCAGACTTACCCACGAGACCAGCGAAGGACTTAAGACCGTTCGCCATACCTTCATCCGACCACTTACCCAGCTTGAAGAATTCCTTCGACGGGGAGTTAATCCCAAGAAGATTCTTCGCAGCGTCGAGTGCCGACTTAGCTGCATTTCTAGCAGCTGATGCGATTTCTCCAGCACCACTAGCCAGACCCTTGACCATTCCCTTGACGATGGCCGTAGCCAAACGTCCGCCAGCCTTACCCATCTCGCTCGACTTACTGTCGATCGTCTTCGAGAGAGTGTTTACGAACTTGATGATAAGGTCTGCTGCAGAGTTCGCGATTTTCGGGAGATTGTTGCTGATCCCCTTGAGGAACTGTGTGATCACGTTTGTTGCAGCCGTCACGAGCTTGCCTACGTTGTTGGCAATACCGTTCAGGATTCCCGTGATCATCTTCATGCCGGCATCGACGAGCTTGGGAATATACTTGACCATGGTATCGAGAAATTTGGTCAAGAGGTTGTAGAGCGTGTCGATGATCGCCGGAGCGAGCGTATTGATCGAGGAAATGAGCGACATGAGCACTGTCGTGATAGCCGCGGTGATGGCAGGTCCGCCATTCGCAATAACCCGAGCAAAGGCAATGACACCTTCACCGAGCTTTGCGAGTACGAGAGGGATGATCCCGACGAGATCGAGAATAACCCTCTTGATGTTGTCTACCGCAACAGTACCCAACGCGGACAACGCAGTAAGACCGGTAGCGAAAGCGAGAACGCCCACACCAGCAGCCAAGACCGCGGCGCCGATCAGAAATATGGCCCCACCGAGAGCGAACAAGATGGGTACGACCGGTCCTAGAATAAGACCAGCAGCGCCAAGAATCACGAAGACGCCCGCAAGCATCAGAAGACCCTTGCCGATCTCTTCCCAAGACATCTCTCCGAATGCCTGAAGAACGGGCTGAAGAACCGTAAGCGCTGCAGCCACAACCAACAGAGCAAGTGCGCCTGGAATTGCAGCTGGCATAGCAATAAGCGCTGCAGCGATGATGAGAAGCGAACCAGCAAGAACCGTCATGGCCTTACCGATTTCTTCCCAGCTGAGTTGGCTCATCTCCTCGAGGAAATCACCAACCTTAGCCAGAGACATCGCGACGATCAGAACACCCGCTGCACCCAGAGCCGCCGTCGGCGGAATAACATACAACGCAGCTGCAATGAGCGTCAGAGCACCCAGCATTGCCGTGAGACCCTTACCGATCTCGCCCCAACTCATCTGACCCATCTGCTCGAGTGCGTCCGCGACCATTCCCATGGAAATGGCTACAAGCAGCACACCAGCGGCCGCAGCAGGTCCCGTTGGAGGAACCGACCGTAACGTCAAGGACATCAGGTTTAGCGCGATACCCATGGTCACCAACGAGCTTGCGATTTCTGCCCACGACATGTCCGTGAACTTTTCCATCGCTAGCGAGAGAACAAATATACCGCCCGCTAGAAGCAGAAGACCTGCTCCGGATGACAACCCGGTCTTGTCCACGTTGGAGAATCGAGTAAAGAGTCCTAGGGCCAGTAGAAGTGCGCCAACGCCAATAAGACCCTTAGCCATCTCTTCCCAGCTAAGGCCAGAAAGATCGGTTACTGCCGAAGCAAGAAGCTTAACCGCTCCAGCAAGAATAACCAATGCGACAGATGAGGAAATCATCTTCTTGTCATTCGGCATGTTCTGAACAGCAACCACAAGGGCTGCAATCAGAATAGTGACACCGAACAAACCTCGCGCAAGCTCATCCCAACTCAGACCAGCAAGCTTCTCGACAGCCTTGGCCAAGACATTCACGGCAATACCGAGAACAATCATGGCTCCAGCAATTGCATACATCTTTGCAATATCGTCGAACTTCAGGTACTTCTCGAACGCGAACATTGCGGCGCCGAGTTGTGCGAACATCACGGTCATTGCCGAGAGGGCTCGAGTGAGGCCTTCCGAATCGATCTTGGACAGAGCCACGATCGATATAGTCATGACAGCAATCGCCGCAGCGATCTGGATCAGTGTTGCAGCCCTCAGAGTGTTCTGAAGCGACGAGAAAGAGTCAGTTACGCCCTCGATCAGGTCGTTGATCTTCTCGAACGGGCCCATGCCACCCATGCCGCCGAACATCTTGGCGATGATTCCGCCAATGAGACCTGTACCAGCCAGACCGAGGCCGGCAAGGATGGTGTTCAGGACATCGTCCCAGGTGATGTTGGAAAGGCCCTTCTTGATCAGTTCCCCGATGTTGCCGAAGAACTCACCGACCTTACCGCCAAAGTCTCCGAGGTCGTCAAACATGTCGGAGAAGAACTGCTTGAACCCATCTCCTGCGCTGGGGTCAAAGCCGTTCCACAATCCCGAGAGGAAGTTAGTGAGTCGCTTGATCAGGCTGATCGGTGCAGTGAGAACATCCTTCAGGCTCTCGAAGAACTTCTTGAGACCCTCGCCCTCACGCACTGCGTTACGCATCTCGACGACCCAGTCAGCAACCCTCGCAACCATCTCGAGAAAGCCACCGGAGCCCTTACCGACCGCACCGAAGAGATCGAAGACGATCCCAACGACGCCCTTGACGACATCCCAACCGAGACTGAGAATTGCGAAGAAGCCTGCAAAGATTCGCTTGATTCGATCCGCAGTTTCTCCCCCTATTTTGAGCCCTTCAGTGAAGTCTCGGAATCGAACCGAGAGATCATACAACTGCTTGGCTGTAGTCGGTGGGAAGATTGACCGGAATGCTTCTCCGATCGGCTTTACAATGGCAACGAGAGCATCAAAGGCATTCTTGATTGCCTGAATGATGACTACGCGGCCACCCATGTCGTTCCAGTCGCCGATCAGCTTGTTTCGAGCGTCAGACGATCTTCCGATGAATCCGCCGATGACATCGTTAACACTAGTGAAGAGTTGTCGAGCCTCGAGGAAGTCGCCGAAGAGAAGTTGCCAGGTTTTGGCCCAACCCGAGGTTACACCTTCCTGAAGAGTACCGATCAACTGCGATACAGTCTTAACCTTTGTCGCGGCATCCTGAGCGGTCTTACCCATCTTCAAGATACCGGCGATTTGCTTGTCCGTGTAACCCATAGTCTTAAGCTGTTGAGCGTTGAGGTCGCCCGTAAACTTCGACAGGGTTTCGGTCAGGATCTCAGAGGTGATCCAGCCCTTCTCAAGACTGTTTCGAAAACCACCAGCATCCTTTACCATCTTGTCGATGGCTACACCGTGAGTCCGTGCAGTCTCCATGAGCGAGTCTCGGAAGACCTTACCGCCCATACCAGCATTAACGACTGAGTTCCAGTCGATTAGGGTCAGCTTTCCTGCGGAGAGTGCCTGAGACAGCTGATACATAGCGCCAGCAGCCTGCTCGGCGTTCGAGCCAGAAACTGCGGCCAGGTTGGCGATACCCTTGATTGCCGCGGTTGAGGTGTCGAGGTCAACACCAGCCGCGGTGAAGGTACCAATATTCCGAGCCATTTCGGAGAAGTTGTAGATGGTCTGGTCCGAGTAATGGTTCAGCTCGTCCAGGGCTCCGCTAACTCGATTAAGACCCTTCTGACCTTCTAGGCCGGTGTTGGCCATAATGGTCTGGATCGAGTTCAAGTTGGTTTCGTATTCTCGAAGACCATCCATGACCGGGGCGATCGTCAATGACTTGACCAGTTGCGTACCAGCAAACATTGCCCTGTTGACAATATTGTTGATCACGCTGAATGCGACGGCGCCCATGGCACTGAATTTGTGACCGATGGCGTCGACGGCGTTCATAAGATGGTCGAGTTTGACGTTCTTGGCCGCAGCGTTGATATTATCAAAACCCTTGGTGGCGCCCGGGAGTTGAAGGCTCTTGTTCAAATTGTTGAGAGAGCCCATGGAGGTCTTGACACCGTGCTCAAACTGCGCGTTGTCGAACTTCATCGAAACTACGCGCTCGTCGATGGTGGTCATGCTGCGGATTTCACCGCCTTCCAAACTCGGTCTGCGATCTTGTCGAACACAGGCTTGATTGCTGGGTTGATGAAGTCACGTCCCTGTACATAACCACCGGTGCCGGTAGAATATCCATACTGGAGCATGATGACAACAGGAAAACCGTTTTCTACGTCAGAGTTGGTCCACTCAATGGTGTAAACACCGCCTCTTCGATAGACCTTGTGTCCCCACGAATTAGCTGCGAGTCCACTCTCAAGAGGGGTCGCCGCTGCGAGAGCCGACGTCCCCTCTTGAGCTGATGCCGCCATGATGCTGAGAATATCCAGTTTGGAGACGTTCTGAAGGAACTTCTCCGTGTTCTTGAAGGAGCCCTTAACTTCGTAGCGAATCATTAAGGGCTCCTCCCTTAAACGACGAAAATGGTTTCTACCGGATCGACCGTCGTACCGTTCCAGACACCGAGAACTTCGACAGTCTCGAGCGCCGTACCGTTCCAGACACCCATGATCTGTGGAGGAAGACCCAGCGGATCAGTAGCCTCATGCCGTCCGATCCAACTCCCAGCAGTATCTACGACCTTAACTCGCGAGATCGAAATATCCTGCAAGGAAGCCATGGTCTTGACGCGTCCGAAAGAGAAGCCATTTGCCGCGACTCCTACCGCACCGGAAATAACACCCGAATCGTACAAGGGAGAGTTACTACCAAGTGCAAATGCGGCGCCTCGGATGGTTCCTGCGACGGTGTCGACCTGTGTTTCGATACGGAACACGCCGCCTAGGGCGAGAATTCCGGCGGAACGGAATGCTTCGGTACTGCTGGTGAGTTTCCAACGGAACTGACCTGGATTGAACGAACCAGCAAGGTCGTTACCCGTCAGAAGAGTGGCTCCCGACAAAGCGTGATATATAGCTGCAGCGGTATCGGGCCAAGCAGTTGCTGGAGTGTGGAGATAGTACCGAACCGTGTACTTGCTGAGCGATGCTGTCGGCCAAGTCAAAGTGGCGACCGCGGCACCTTGAGTGAAGGTAGCTGCGTCGTAATCACCCTTGTCGACGATCGAGATCGTACCGCTGGAGACGGCGCCAGTGAACGAAGGATTACCCTCATTCCACTCGACACCCGTGACCGGAGGAACGTCCAGAATGGGAAGCTGGAAACCTACGCCGTTACCAAATGCAAACGACCAGTTAGACGTCCGATCGGCAGGGGTTCCGGTGTAAACACCGACGTTTGCCGAAGGAACACTGGGGCCTTGCTGAACAGCCGTAGCGAGATCGGTCGTTGTGGGGGTGGTGTTGACATAGGACTGGAACGACCCAGAGTGCTTGATAAGGGAGAAGACCAGAATATCGTTGGTGCCATTACTCGCGGTGAGTGCAGGCGCCGACGTAATCAAAGTCGTCGTGTTTCCATCTTTCTGAGCCATCGGCCCAGGGGTTCCTGCATCTCCGGCGGAAGAATATCCGACGCAGACAGCAGCCATGTGCTGAGACGTGGATAGAGTGACCGGCAGAGATCCCAGCGTAATATCGTCAGCGGTTAGACGCTTCTTAAATGCGCCGTAACGCATGACACCGACAGTTACGCCAGCATTGTAGATGGTTGTACCTGGAAATGTGAACGACGTACCCCAGGCCGGGTTGGATGCTCCAACGACAACTAGATCGTTGACTTGTGATCCGGTCGGAAGCGGGATGCTGTGCGAGAGAGCCGGAGCGATCGAGTTGTACGTCGATACGCCCCTACGAACAACAGCCACTACGCCACCTTCCGGACAACCAACGTCCCTGCCGGCAGAGTCGCCGGGATGTTGGCGGAGGTCTCACCGGCGTTGAGTGTGAATACGGTACCGACCGGGTTGTCGCATTGAGTCATACGACCCGTACCCCAGTTGACGCCCCACTTGATGTTGGAGGTCCTACCAGTACGGCGATCTTCGATCTCGAGCGCATTTCCTGCGGTGTTGTCGCCGTTCTCAACAACCGCGCGAACCAGAGCATCAGCCCAGGACGTGTACGGGTTTCGTCCGCGGAGTGCACGCCACTCGTTCCACCAGGAGCGAACCACGCCGAGGACCTTTAGCTGCATCTGGTCGTCGTCACCGGTCTCCGGCTCCGCGGTTAGTTCAACCAGGGCCGGCATGGAACCAAGAACGCGATCGTCGAGGTCGTTGACCGCCGCGGCCAGATCTTGGTGATGCTGAACGTGCGCTGGATCGCCGACGGTGATGTCTTCGTCGATGTTGTATGCCATTAGAAATACTCTCCAAACGTTGAGGTGAAGACATTCGGGGGAGTCGAGTTGAACATGGTGATCAGCTCGTCTGGACGAGGCATCCGAGGCACCAACACGTCCGTCCCATAAAGAATATCTTCGAGATCGGCCAGCGTGGCAGCCTTCGTCTTCGTCGAGTCCACGACGAAATGCGCGCTGGGCTTAAGGTTGGGCACCAATATCGGAGAGGTCGTGATGTCCCAGGTGAACGTCATTGCGTCCGGAGAGTTATCGATCGTCTCATTATCGCGATTGGAGGGGGAAGCCAGTGCGTTGTAAATCAGGTGTATTTTGTATCCGAAGTTCTGACCGACAAAATCGTTCCCGACCTTGGTTCGGTAGGACATGTCGAAAGCAACTCGAGGTTGCTGTGTTATCGAGAGGCCTTCGTAGATCTCGGCAGTACCATCGCACAAAGCGAACTCGTCCGGGTAGGTGAAGGCCTCGATGGTGGCTTCAAATTCTTCCGGCGTAGATTCGTTGTAGTACTTGAAGCCGTCGATGTAATACGCCGAAGCGTTTCCACCGTCAGGCGACTCGCTAACCGAGATGAGTCCATTCCAAGGAACACCACCGGCATTGAGGGGGTACAAAACACCGCGGTCAACACCTGTTTCGTAACGTCGATCGCCAACGGAGTTCCAGTTAAGTCTTGTCATACCGAATTCCTCCCTTGACTAGTTACCCGGATGTGTTGAACTGAGCCTTACGCTCGGCATTGAGTTTACGGTTTCGCTGAGCGAGCTCGGCGGGACTCATCTTCTTCTTTGGAGCGTTCTTCTGGTCCGTGACGCGAATCAACGTCATCAGTTTGTTCAGATGCCATGTTTGACACTCGAACGGGATCGACAGACTGAGCATCATGTTGTAGATGACCTCAGCAGTGATGGTCTCTCGACTGGGTCTTTGGTTCGGATGATCACTGAACCAGGTCGCCGTTTGTTTGCCGTTGATGTACTTGTCGATCGCGTCGATGTTGTCTTGCGTGAGTCTGTAGAAAACCTCCGGAGGCACATTCGGGGTCAACGTCATTGCCTGGATGTACCAGAGTGTCTCTTCAGAGGTCTTCGGTTTGTCGCTTAGGAAGGGCTTCTCAAAGAAACTCTCCCATTTTGACAGTGAAGCCAGAGAGTGCTCCAGCTCCAACATGAAGTGTGATGACTCGACGAACGATTGAGTCGCTTCGTCGTAGCTCTCTGACATTGGGATGTTGATGCGGAGCACTCTCTGGCCTCCTTTCTGTGATCTTCGCTTACGCGAAGTCGTAGAACCAGTCGTCGTCCGTGACGGCCGGGAACTTGTAACCCGGAGCCGGCTCGGCGGTGACGATGGTGTCCTCGGTGATCGTGACCTCGCCGGTGACGACCTCGCCGTCGATCTTGTAGACCACGCCGGTGACGGTCGGGATCGTGATGACCTTGGTGGTCGAGTTGTAGGTCGGCATCGTCGGGGTGGCCGAAGTGACCGTACCCTCGAACAGTGCGATGACCTCGGCCGGCGACGGCAGAGACGGGTCGGTACCCGCGGTGCCGTAGAGCAGATCCTCGAGAGCCGCCAGAGAAGCCCCGTTGACCTTGGTGGAATCCACGGTCAGCAGAGCCGACGGCTCGAAACCGGGAACCTCGACCGCGGTGGTCGTGACCTCCCAGCTGAAGGTCACCGCCTCCGGCGAATCGTTGACCGTCGTGAAGGCCTTCTCCGACGGAGCCGCCATGGCGCCGTACACGAGGTGCAGCTTGTAGCCGACGTTCGAGTTCAGGTCGTTACCGACCTTGGTCCGGTAGCTCAGACCGAACGCCTTGCGCGGCTGCTGTCCGATGGACAGACCCGGGCTCGGCTCCGCCGTACCGTCGCACTGCCCGAACTCGTCCGGGTAGGTGAAGGCTTCGATGGTGGCGCCGAACTCCTCGACCGAGGTCAGGTTGAGGTACTTGATGTTGTCCGCGTACTGCGGGCTCGGCTCCGCGCCCGAGGGCGACTCGGTGACGGACACCAGGCCGTTCCAGGCGTAACCCGCGGTGTAGTCGCCGGTGTTGTCAGGGATGTACAGAACGCCGTGGTCGACACCGGTCTCGTAGCGGCGCTCACCGACCTTGTCCCAAGCAAGCTTGGTCACTTGCAGCTCCTCAGTAGTAGAGATTGAAGACGTCGTGGTTGAGATTGTTCGCCGTGTAGAACCGGTTGAAGGTACACATCGGCAGTGAGGCGATCTTTTGCAAGGTATCGCTGTCTGGCGTACTGCAAATAAGAGTCACCATGTACCGCTGAGTGAAGCGATACGGCGCATTACCCGCGAACAGAGTCTCCGCATTGTCTCGCTTGTAGACAATGCATGGATACTTCATCATCAGGTTGCTTGGAGGTTGGAAATATACGAACTCGCTACCCAGCGTCTCCTTCAGGAGGAGATGGAGCTGTTCCCGTTGGCCCGTTGTAAACACCCCCCAAGCGCAGGATAAGGCGGGGGCTCTGCACCTCGACGTCCGAGACTTTCCACAGAGCCCCCTGCCACCTGATGTACCTCATGGCAAAGAAATGTTCGTTGGCATACGCATCCGCGACGATACTGATGGAGTTGTTAACGGAAATATCGTCATTGACGCTAGCTCCGTCCTGCAACCGGCGTGTGTTCCGAATAACGTCGCCGAAATATGAATACTCGACAAGTTGCTCAGTCCACACGCCGGATGCAGTCTCTACAGTTCCGTCCGCGTATCCGATCTCACCGAAATATCTTGCCATGGTGAGATCGGCCTATCAGGCCCGACGGAAGAACGACCAGAAGGACTCGCCGTCGTTCGCGAAGTGGAAGTTCGCGTTCGGCACCGCCTGGACGTTGAGGGTCGCGCCGACCGCCAGAGCGGACTGAGCACCCGGCGTCAGGGTCGCACCGGTGTCCGAGTTCTTGTAGACGTAGTTGGTCGGGGTCGGGATGGTGACCACGCCAGTCGCCTTGTTGAACGTCGGGTCAGCCGGCTCGACCAGCAGCGCAGAAGCGGCAGTGGTGGAGCGGAGGACCAGGGCCGACTTGATGCGAGTCAGAGCACCGGAGATGCGAGTCTCCATCAGGTACTTCTGACGGTTGTAGTCGATGTCGAAGTCGTCGAACATGTTGACCTCGCCACCCTTGTCGGCGCCGATGTTGTAGTCGTCCAGGTTGACGATGATGCCGATCAGGTCGGAGATCCGGCTGAACGTGTCGACCGTGACGACCTCGCGGACACCAAGAGCCTCGGCGACCTCGGCCTTGTTCTTGTAGTAGCGCCGGCCCTCGCCGTCCTTGGCCTTGAGGAACATGTTGAGGTGACGGATGGTGGTGTAGAACACCGGGGTACCCGTACCCTTGTAGTACTCCATGCCGTCGATGACCGCGTCCACGACCTCCTCGTAGTTCGAGTTGGTGTCGCCCACGTTCACCGAGATCTCGGTCTTGAAGAGCTCGTGCTCGTTCAGGATCGAGCGGATGCCCTGGCCGTCGGCCGCACCCAGCGGATCCTTGATCTTGTCCTCGGCACCCGGGCTGCGCCCGTCACCGACGAGGATCGCGCTGGCGATCTCCTCCTCCAGCATGAGCCGCATCTCGGCCTTGAGCCAGGCCACGACGTCGAAGTCGGTGATGTCCAGGACGTCGTCCCGGTCCAGCTGCTGCTTCTTGTAGATCGTGGTCGGGGACGTGGTGCGCTTGGTGACGCCGATCCACTCCTCGATCTTGTACGCGCCCTTCACGTAACCCTTGGCGCGCGCCTCCTCCTGGGTGAGGTCGGCGGTGATCGTCTTGATCCGGGAGAACGGGCTGTGACGGACGCCGTTGAGCACGCTGGCGACCCACTCGGTCCGACGCTTGTCGAACTCGGGGGTGTTGCTCAGCGCCTTGGCGTCCGGGAACAGGGTGCCGATGTTGTCGATACCGTGCGCCAGGGCGTACTTCTCGACGGCGCCCTTGAGCGAGCCGTTCCGGACGGCGTCGGCGACGATGCCCTTGACGTCATCGTGCGACAGGGTGTGACGGTCCTCGGTCTGGGTACCGCCGTTGCGCTCGAAGATGTTGTGCACCTCGGTGTTTCCTTCCTGGTGAGTGAGGCCGGCGTCGGTGTCCGAGTGCGCGGCGGAGTTCTTCTTGGTGGCCTGGTCGACGGCCACCGCGATCATGTAGTTGACGACGGTCTGCTCCTCCTCCGTCATGGCGTCGTAGACGTCCTGAACGGTGAGGTCCTCGTCGGCGTGCTCGAGGTCGCTGTCGTCCTCGTCGTCCTCGTCGACGTCGTCAGCAGTGCCGGAGTGCTCGAGGGTGAGACCGGTGTAGATGATGGCCTCGTCCTCCAGATCCTGGACGAAACCGTCACCGTGGGCGATGCTGACCTGATCGATCTTGGCGCCCGGGTTGGCGCCCGAGAGAACCAGGCTGACCTCACGGATCATGCCGTGGAAGACCTGGCTGGCCCGCTCCTTGAGCTTGTTGGCGTAGATCGACAGCATCGTGATGTCGCCGTGCTGCACCAGCTGCTTGGCGGCCTTACCCGCGGAGGTGTCGTTGAAGTAGCCGTAGGCGTAGACGCCGTCCGACCGGCTCTCCAGGACCGCGTGGCCGAGAACGTTGGTGGGTTCGTTGTGGGCGTGCTGCCAGACCAGAGGAACGGTCATCTTGTCCATGTGCTTGAAGGCACCCGGCATGATCGTTCGACCGTCGGAGCACTCGAGACCAGCCTTGGTGGCGTAGCCGCTGAAGTCAGCGTTAACGTCTCCCATTTTGACTGTTCTCCTTCCTTACTCGAGGGATGGATGCGGCTCCGACGGAGCCGACCTGTGTGTGGAATTGTTTCGATGGAGAGGTAGTTGGCTTCGTTCGCGGAGGGATGAAGTTAGCTTGTTCTCGCATCAACTTGATCTTTGCCTGGATAGCCTTGATCTTTGTGTCAAGATCTTTGACCTGATCGGCGAGAATCTTGTCCTTGTTCTTCTCGTAGTACTCTTCAGCGGCCTTCTCCTGTGCAGCTTGCTGTTCGGGAGTGAGCTTCTCTGGAGTTTTCTCAGGCTTTTTGGTTGGCTTTTGAGAGGTTCCAGGCTTACCGGCTTCCGTCGGGTCAGCACCCGAGCGGATCTGGGCTTCTTTTACGAGTTGACGAAGAACTTCTCGAAGTTGTTCGAGACGAGCCTTGAGTTCGGCCACACGGGCTTCTATCTCGGCCGTCTTAGACGTCTTCGGTTTCGGCTTCAGCTCGGGCCTTTTCGCGGGTTGTGTCGTGAACGGAAGGGTGGCCCGCTCACGATCACGAACCGTTGGTGCTGATGGACGACCAATACCGATCTTTTTACGACCCTTTAGCTCTCGAGTCCTGAGGTAGTACTCTCGACGCTGTTGGGGGTCGTAGTCGGCATCATGAATCAGTTCCTGAATGAATTCATCAGACAAGAACATACCATCACATCCCAAGATCGGCGAAGATCTCGTCGATCGTGCTACTCAGAGAGTCAAGTGAATCCTTGACTGCGGAATCTTCTCCATCATCAACGCCCTCATTTTGACCCTCAACCGGCTCAGCTGGCTGTGGCATGTTGGCGTTCTCGAGCTTGTCAGCGCTCGGATCCTTGGATGGTTTCCACCCAACGACCTGACGCATCTCGTTCGAGGTAGCGATCTTGTTCCGCGTGAACTTGTCCGCGATCTCGGCGATCGAAGCGATCGGAACGAGCTTGAACGGGTCACGGAAGAACATGATGGACTGCTTCTGAGTACGAGCAGTCTTCGTCAAGAAGCGACGCTTCATGGACTCAGTGATTGCCGACACAATTGGTTCAATTGTGCGATTCATGTAGTTCAACATGGTCGCTTCGTCGGCAGTACCCTTCATGATCTCGGGAGTGAGACCAAGCTGGCCGTACAACATCTCAGTCAGGTACTCGACCGTCTTGAGGAGGTTGTTCTCGGCTGGACGGTTTAGTTGGGTGACCTTCTCGGTACCGTCCGTGTAAGCGATGCCATACTTGTTGTTCCTGAGTTGGAACTCGATGTCCTGACGACGCTGCTCAGCCTGCTGTCGACGAGCTTCAGACTTGATGACATACGGCAGCTGGATGATGAGATCGAGCTTGCCCGAGCCGGCCTGCTCGTCAACGGTGTCCAGAAGATTGAGCTTCCTGACGAGTCGCTGAAGAGTAGAGTTCGGTTCGTTCATGACCGCGTAAAGCGGATTCTCGATGATCGCGACATGTCGCTTGTTGAGGACGAGCTGTTCACGATAGCCCTTGAGCTCGTTGTAGACCTCGACCTTGACGTGTTGAGGCATCCACGAAACGATCTCGCCGACTCGCATGGTCTTGATGTCGTATGAGCCGAGGTTAGGATCAATGGTGGTGTCCACGGGGACGATTGCGGCTACGCCCTTGTCTAGGACGGTCATCGCTACGTCGAAGCGGAACTGTCGAGCTGCCTGATCAATGTTTGCCTCGAGGGTGAGGCACTCATTAAGTCCGCTATTGATGTCCTCAAGATAACGATCTTCCTCGTCCAAACGGACGTGTCGGATGTCGCTGGAAGCGATGTCAATAGCGAGTCGAGTGTAGATCGAAGAAATAATCGATCGCTCGTTAGTGAACGTCAACCTCGGTCGGTCAGAACGAACGCTGTATGAGACTCCACCTGCGGTGTGAGTTCGAAAGCGCTCTTCGACTTTCTCATCGACGAACGTATTCCATGCGTGTGAGATTCGGTCTCTGATTCCCATGTCTCACCCCCTCCCATTTTGAGTAGTTGATGGAAGATCTACTAGCCTCGAGTGTCTCGACGGCTGACGAACAGATCGGTAACCGGAACGCTAGAGACGAAATCCAGAACGTCTCGGGCTGCGAGCTTTCCGCTCTCGACACGCTTTCGCTGAGCCTCGAGATCACCGAGGGCCTTGTCGACTCGCCTGTTGTACCGACCCTTACCCCCATAGAGGCCAATGCCGACACCTCGGCCTACACGCTCTCCAACGGTCGCTCCGCGTCCTTCTCGAGCTCGCTTGAGGACCGCAGTGTTTCGCTGGTTCTGGTCGAGAATAGCGCCAGCGACACGATTGCCCTTCTTGCGAACTCCCCACTTCATGCCCTTGACGCCGTAGTGGAGTAGTTCTTCTGGACTCCCGGGCTTGTCGTTGTACGACATACCCATTCCTTCCTCTAAGTGTTGTGCCTCGTTGACATCGTATGCCATCTCAGTAAGTCCACCGAAGACGATGTCGTCTTCCATCTCCTTGGCGGTGGGTTCTTTGACGACCTTGAAACCGAGCTTCTCGTAGATATGACGCGCATCCGGAGAGTTCTTGGGGACCTCAAGAGTGAGCTTCTTAAAACCCTCTTGTCGTCCAAACTCGGCGCCGGCCTTCATGACTGCGGTGGCATAACCCTGACCTCGAGCCGACTTGTTGATACCAAGCCACACCAGATTCAGTTCGTCCTTGCTCTTCTTCGCTACTTGAGCTTCGCCGATCTTCTTACCCGAGCCATCATGGATTGTCAGATATGCCTGGTCCGCATAACTCTCTCGGAACTTCTTGCTTCTGCGACCCATGAAGTTTTGGAATCGGGACGGAGGAATTTTGCTTAGACGAACCTCTTCTCCAGATGCGGTCTTACGAACGACCGAGTCTGGACCGAGAGATTTAAGCGGAGCCTTCTGCGAAGACCGATCCTTTCGGACACCCCACTTCATGCCCTTGACGCCGAAGTGTGTTATCGGTTCGTCATTGATGTTTGCGAGCTGAGTCTCGAGAATATCGAGAAAGCTCCCATACACATTCTCGAGATTGAACTGGTCCACTCAATATCTCCTTTGCTGCCTTGTTTGGCGGCTAGAAGTTCTTGAGGAACTCAGACGCCGACATCCCAGGCTTGATGTTGTTGGCGTTCTTAAGCTGAGAAAATGCGGTCTTGCCCGCCTTGAGGATAGCCTTGTCGACACCACTTCGATGCGCCCACATGGCACCACCTGCAATCATCGCTGCAGCCGCGGAAGCGTATTGTGGGTTTCCTCGAACGTAGTGACTGATGCCGCGAGTGGTCTTGGCAGCGCTACCGGCGACGTTCTTCCGCTTCCGCTCTCGCTTGGCTTTAGACGCGTGAACCGCCATGTCCTGTTTTGCGAGATGGTGATCGAAAGCCCTCTTGTAGTTCGGGTCCTTCTTGCTCAGCGTCTCGACCTTAGCCTTGATCAGCTTTCGACGAGTGCCGGCGCCATCTCCGTAGAACATCTTAGCTCGAGCGAATTCGCGAGCATCCTTCAGAGCGGCCTTGTTGGTGCCTCGAGAAACACCTTCGGGACGATCCTTTCGGACGCCCCACTTCATGCCCTTGACGCCGAAGTGCTCGATAACATCTTCGGAGAAATCGGAGACGTCCAACGCAGTGAATCCAGCAGCTTCGCTGCGCCGCTTAAGATCATACTCAAGCTCTTCTCTCGACGAATATGCCGAAGGAATTATCATACCAGGAGTTCTAGTCATGCTTCACCTCTTCTCTGAATGGAGTATCGTTGAGTCCCAGTTCTCGGTGGAGGGTTTCTCCCCACACCGTCACAAAACTAGGCGGGTTTGAACTCCAATGGTACTGAGAAAATAGCTCAGCTTCAACCTCTTCTCGCATTCCGGATGTCGCTGCATAATCCGAAACCTTAGACGAGAAAAGATGGCTAGGTATTCCATCTCTTTGTGCCGCTTTAATCGCCGCTTTAATTGCTTTATCCCGGGCCTTGATGTTTCCGCCGACAATTCTCGGACCAGCGAACCCTGTTTTCACTTTTTGTTCGGCATGAAAAATGGCATGTGCCGATTCATGAGTAAGGAAAGCTCGGACGTTACCACAATCTTTCCCGAACCAACCAATGTCTTCGCCGTGTTTTAGTTGCTTTCGGACGTCGGTATGGGCTGTGTAAATAACGCCCTCACGCCGTCCTGGCGTACCCTGTACAAAACCGATTGTACCCGTGCCATACTCCGGGTGCCCTGGTTCTATAGATTTGAGTGCGCTGATTTTAAAACCGTACCTCTCGCCGATCAGAGAAGCTACTTCTTTACCGGCACTTTTTGTCGATTGCGGTAGCGTCGAATCGATCGTTGGTCCTGGTCCTTGGAGTCGGTATACACCGTCTTCTTGATCCTTTCGGACGCCCCACTTCATGCCTTTGACGCCGTAGTGAAGAAGCTCTTCGGGCGACGCAGGCTTCTTCAAATACGTCATTCGAAGGCCTCCTTGTGTGCCTTGTATGCGACGTAAGCGTCCATCATTGCGGCGACGTTATCGATCTTTTCGTCATAGCGCTTCTTCAGGAGCTTTCTGTTTCCGTTCGTGTCTTCCATAGTAATGGCGTTACCCATTGCGAAAGACATCAACCCTTGGTCGAATCGGAGCAGGCGTTCTTCACTAAGAATCTTCAGTTCTCCGAGAGGAACAGATTCCGTCTTAGAACCCTGAATAACCTTCTCGATACCGAAAGGCCCGTTCTCTTGACCCCAACGTGTAACGAATTCTTTTGCGTTGTATGGATCGTAACCAAGAGAACGAACGTCGTATCCACGCTCCTGAATATGCTGATCGAGATCTTCGTAGACCTCCATCATGTCGAGAACGGTGCCCTCAATGATATGAAGACTTCCTTCTCTGATGAACTCGTCGTACTTGGCACGCATAGCTCCGGGAAGCTTCTTCAACGTGAGTGACGTAATATAGCTTCGAGTCTTGACACCGAAACCTCGTCGCAAAGGGAAGAGGAATGTGAAAGCACAGAAGTCGTCACCCTGCGAGAGGTCGGCGCCCAAAGCACAAGGCATGTCATCAAAGTTCTGACGACGGTGAGGAAGCGTCTCTTCGTAGGTAAAGAAGTAGGTGTAGCCCTCCATCGGAATGCCGAACCGCTTAGCGAGAATATCGTTCCTTGCGGCCGGGGCCTTCTCGGCTCGTTCGACGTCGAGCTGGTAGGTCTCATAACTAACAGTGAGACCAAGATTTGGGTTTGCCTTTACCCACATCGCTGGATTGGCGACTTCTTCCAGATCATCCAATTTGTAATGGAAAATAGAGATGTGTGGGGCTATGTACTCGCCCTTTAGGATCTCCATCAACTCCATCTTGATAGTGTCGCCGCTGCCGTTACGAACAGTTCCTTCCGAGCTAACCGCGAGAATCATGTAATCCTCGAGCTTGGAAGCACCCTGCTCTACGGCGCCAATGACATCCTCTCGGAGGTCTCCGGAAAGCCACTCATCAATAGTGTTGCATTTGGTTCTAAGGCCCTGCAACTTAGTGATCGCCATAGGACGAATCTCGAGCAGAGAGTTCGTAAGAAAGTTCTCAATGCCCTTCTTCGTTGGGATCAGCTTCTGTCGAAGAGCTCTGGCGCCCGTGGTGTTCTGAAGGGATCCCTCAGTCAAGAATTTAAACAAGGGGCCACGGGCTCGAGCGATCGCAGTCCGGATGGGACTCATGATCTCTTCAGCCTGCTTCATCGTTGGAGCAGTTGTGATCTGGTGCGTTGTCGACGTATCAATCGTCAGAATATAGGCCTGTACGAGAGACTCATACAAGGACTTGGCTGCACCTCTAGCGACGATGAGATACTGCTTCTTAGTTAGACGAACCTTGATAGTCTTGGTGACGAAATGACCCTCACCACCAGTGGTCGACGGTATGTAGACCTGTCTATCAATGAAGTAGTACCAACCAAATAACTGTTCGCCCCAAAGCTTGAAGGACGGAAGCAACGTCAAGTCACTACCATCCGTCAACGTCATCTCAGACTCGCAGAAAAGGATCCAGCCTTCTACCGGTCCAGGATCGTAGTAAATGTTCGGGTTGGCGATGAGCTGATCGATGCGATTCATCTCCATCGCGATCTCCCGATTCACAGGAATATCGCCCCGAAGCACAGCCTCGCGGAACTGCCCGTAATACCTGGGTGTTGCCGTGTTCGACAAGCCCATCACCAACCTCCTTTCATCAACTACCGATAGCCTTGCGAGAGACGTCAATGACGTTCCTCGAGACGTACGCGTTCGTTCGGAATGGACCGCTGTTGTTCATCTTGGCGTTGACTGCAGCACCGAGAATGAGAGGGACCGCAATCTTTCCGACTTCGCCCAAAATCTTGAGCGCTGCCATTCGCTTTTCAGATCGCCGCTTGGCATCTTCGTTGATGACGTCACGAAGCTTCTTCTCCAACTCGAGGCGCTTGCGCATCTCCTCCAGTCGCTTGCTGGACATCTTGTGTAGACCGCCGGCCTTGTTGATGGCCTGTTGGTATTCCGACTGAGTCTTGTTGGTCTTGTAGCTGAGTTTCTCAGCTCGGTTCAACATCTCAGGCTTGTTGATCCCAATACGACCGTCTGGATCCCTTCGGATTCCCCACTTCATGCCCTTGACGCCATAGTGAGCGAGCTCGCTCATTCTCACCTCCTCCGAGTAATATCGTTCCTTGAGTCGAAACTCGGTGCCCTCGTAATCGCCGGTCCAGAGAGCGATGCGATCGAAGGTCACCCAAGAAATATTGCGCGTCCAGTCGTCCTTTGTCACGAGAGGTTTAGCCGGAGTTTCCGGGTACCCCAGCGTGAGATGTGGAGTCCATGACGGGTACTGCTCTATCGAGTGGTAAGCCCGGAAAATGTTCGGATCTTGGAGGAGGTATGCTCGAGCTTCCTCCATCATCCGAGTGTCTCGCTGCTTGAAGAACACGACATCCGCGCGCTTCTCGCCTAGTAAACCACGTCGATCGACTTCTAGGCCGAACTGATAGAGCGAGGTGTTGGTGACGTGTTGCAGGTAGCTCGTGATCCGTCCCAGCTCGTCGATGTCGCTCACATCCCCGAGGAATAAGAGCGTCAGATGAGGGACCTTCTCGCTTGAGATCTGCCAGACGTAGTCTTCCTCAGAAGGAATGGCTACGATGGCGACTCCAGTCACCAGACACCCCCGATGGGCTCTTCGACCACCACGACAGGTGGATTAGGGTTGACCCAATCCACACTCTCTCGTTGCACACTGATACGCCACTCGAGCTGTTCAGCTTGCTTGTTCATGGCTTCGAGATGAAATGACGTCTGTGGTGGATCGAAGATCATGCGAACCTTGAGGAAGACGTACTGTTTGACGAAGTTCATCTTCAGGTCATCGCCGAGGTAGGTGTCCCACGTAGTCGTGTCATCCTCGATCATGAACCCTGCCTCGGGACCGACCCCCAGCTGTGTCAACGTTGCGAACACGGAATTGATGTGAAACACAATGTCCGTGTCGAACGCCTTGTAGCTTGGGTCGATACTAAGGACCTTCTTTATGCTGTTTAGAATGCTGTCCACGTGGGACACCTCCTCTCATTTTGACGGGTTGGTTACTGGTAGCCGTACGCCCGCATCTTGGCGAAGGTCAGCGGGCCGACCTCACCGTCCTGCTTCAGACCCGTCCGCTCCTGGAACTCCTTGACCCAGGCGGTGGTCTGAGGGCCGAAGTTTCCATCGACCGAGATGACTTGACCTCGCTTGACGGACACCGAGTTCCGGTACCCCGGGAAGTTCCGACGGAAGAAGTCCTGGATCTTCCGAGGAACGGCGCCAGAGTCGCCCTCCTTGTAGACCTTCTCGGCCGGAGGAGTCGGCTTCGCCGGAGGCTTGGGTGCGGCCGGCTTGCCGAGCTCGCCCAGGTGGTAGTTCACGCCGGTGGCGGAGTCCGCGGCCTGGGTGAAGTCGGAGTTCACGTGCATGTGCTGCGTGTGAAGGTTCTTACCGGTGTAGCTCCGGGTCTTGAAGCCATCCGACTTGTGCCAGATCCGCTTGTTGAAGATGATGTAGCGCAGGTGCGGAAGGCGACCTGCACGAGCCAGCTTCACCAGGTGCTGGACGACCATCTCCATGGTCACGCCGCCGGCGTCCTTGAGGTCGGCGTCGAAGTCGCGAGCACGAACCTCGTCCTTGCTGTCTCCGTCGCGGTGTTCCGGGTTCCCGGTCTTGTCCGGGTTGTGGCTGGACGAACTGGCCTTGTGGCTGGTGTCGCCGATCGAGCCGTCGCTGGCCTTGTCGCGCTTCGGGAAGCGCTTGTTCATCTGGTCGCGGAGCTCTTCCAGGTTTGGAACGACAACCCACGCCATCAGTTGTTCACCTCCACGGAACCGCTCGGCCAGTCAGTCTGGCTGTCATCGTGCCACGGGTCGTCGATGACATCGCCGAGGTGCTGCTCCGGGTCTTCGTCCACCTCGTGGGCGGGCGAAGAGTTCACCGGGGCTGCAGCCAGCTCCTTGTCGGGAGAAGCATCTACCGGCTTCGCGGCCGGCTCGTCGGCCTTGGGGGCCGGGGTCGGGGTGGTGTTGGTCGGCTTGTTGGTGACCTTCTTGCTACCACTTTGGGGCATCCCTAATCCTCCTTATGGATCTTGGGCAAAAAGTGACAGTCCTTGTATCGCAAGAATTGGATCTTGAGGCAAAAAGTAACAGCCCATGTATCGCAAAACTTGCAAGCACTGTCTACCGGCCTTCCTGGTCTCCCATTTTGGCCGGAGCATCGAAGTCCTGGAACGTGTTGGGCGCGATCGCCTTCAACTGAGCCAGAACGAGTTGAGCCACCTGACGGAACTCCTCGTCCGCGGTAGGAGAGAGCCGCTTCCAGAGCATCTCTCGCCAACAACGCATGTTGCCGGAGATGAGGATCTTGGTTTCGGTTCCGCTGACGAGTGCGTGACGAGCAGCCTGGCGGGCCTTCTTGCGTTCGGTACCCTTTCCAGCCAGGTCAGCCATCACAGCCTCGTAAGCCTCTCGTCCAGCCTTGATGGCGAAGAGAAGCTTCTCCCGAGCATCCTTGTCGATCCCGACGAGACCGGGGTGTTCGGCGAATGCGAACGAACCGACATCGACGTAGCGCTGACTCACCTCGCTGTAACCGAAGTGACGGTGGCGAATGTGCTCGTGCGTGAAGTTGCGAGTAACGCCATCGATGTAGATCGTGGCGCTTGCGTGTTCCATGACCGAGTAGTGACCCTGATCGAGAATGTTGCCGAGGTAGCCCTCGTTGGTGGCAGTCTTCGGGTTGGGTCGAGGCCATGATTCATAGCAGAGCCGTCCGGCTTCCTCGGCCAGTTCGTCGGAATCGGTCACGAGATCATTGTGAGGGATGTAGCCCGGGATGTGACCAACGAGAGTCGTGACAGCAATCAGCTTGGCACGCATAGAGAGGGGTCCTACTTTCGATGTGACGGCGTTACGCCGTTCTGTCCTTGATAGTGGTTCCCGTTACCCGGTCCGTAGAGAACGTCGGTCGGCTCGTCCAGGTGCATAAAATAGACCTGTCCGATAGGCTCGCCGATGACTAGACGAATCGCGTCTTTGTGATGCAAGTTCTTCAGCTCGAGAGTGATGTTGCCGAAGAAGCCAGGGTCAATAAGTCCCGCGGCTTCAATCTGCAAACCTTCTCTTGCGTGAGTACTCTTACCCACCACAAACCCAACGAGAAAATCAGGCATGGCAAACGTCTCGATCGTCCCGCCCAAGCAGAACTCTCCGGGGCTGAGAAAAACGGCGTCGTCGTTGTAGGGAATGTCGTGTAGCACCATCTGCGAGAGATGAAGGTCGATTGAGACCGGCTCAATCTTCAGAGGCTTGTCGTCTTGACGACGAACCAAATTTCTTGTGCGGCAGAGTCGCTCAAGAGTCTGCCTACTAAGGATTGACATCGCTCACCAGAGTTTTGTATCGCCAGGCCTGCGTTCGACGAGTTGCTTGGGTAGGAGTCTCTCGTCGCCGTAGTGGATGGCATTGTGGGTTAGATGGGTGGTAGTGATCAGGAACTCGGGGTTGAGGATATGAGAGCCTCCGCCGAGGATGTCATCAGGAACCATCGGGTTCATGTGATGAATCGTGAGTCGACTGTGGATCTCGTAACCTTCGATGCCGAGATCACACCCATTGTCTCGGATGATGATCTCGTGTCGGATGTCTTTCCACTGCTTCGATCGGTAAAATGCCTGATTGATGTAGCGGTCGAATCCGAAGGTTGCGTCACCCACAACCCCACGGAGTTTGAGATACTCGAAACGCTCTTGAAGGGTGTCGAGTCGACTCAGTTCCGAATAAGTCCTAATCCTCGTCGTAGTAGTCATGCGATTCCTCCGGTTCGTGCCCGGCATAGGATCGCATCGCGGCGATGGCGCCTTCGTACAGCGCTTCGACTCGGTGAGCTGCTTCGAGAGCTTCACGCTTGGCATCGAGAAGAAGGTTCTCCTTGGCCAGGCGTTCTTGCTCGAGCTTCTCTCGCGAGGATCCCAGCTTGAGGTAGTGAGAAATTACCTGAGACGAAGCCGTCCCGTTTCGCATCTGTGTTTCGGCGAGATCGGTGGCTAGAGCGATCAGTTGGTTCTCTCGTGCCTCAGGAGTCGTTGCCGGCGGGCGCCTGCTGGGCGGTTCTACCGGCTCGGATCTGCGGCGGCCTGCCAAAGCTTCAACTCCTTTCAGATTATAGGGTTAGGGGGTGGGTGCCCCACGACCAAGGGGAAGTGTAGTCGTGGGGCACCCGCTGTCGCCGACGGTAATACGTCAGCTGGTACGCATGAGACCCGCGGTACGCAGCTTGGCGAGCAGCGCGTTGAAGTCAGCCTTCAGCCCGGTGACGTCGGTCGCGGTGGAATCAGCCTGCGGCGCCGCGGGAGTGGCCAGCGGAACGAGCGGAGTGACCCCGTCGGCCTTGAACAGGGCGAGCTGAAGGGGGAGAGTGTTGGGAACAGACGCGGACGAGTTGACCACGACCGCCTTCGTGACGCTTCCTTGGGACATTGCTTACCTCCGGTGAGACTTCCGAGTGGTTTGGGAGTAGTTTGTAACAAGAAGGTCTTTGATCCAGGCGGGTTGCTTGGTACAGTCACCAGCGTCGGCCCGGCTCTACCCGATAGCGCTCACCCTGATGCCTCCAACCAGCCCGCCGGGATCAAAGACCTTCCGCGAAAATTCCCCCCGGGGAAAAAATGGGGACGGCGGCGATGCGGAGGGGGGGTTACTTTCGCGACCCCCCCTCCCCCGTCATCGATGACTCAGGAATTCACAACAACTTTGCGGTGAACTCCTGATGCATTGATACGAACAATCTCTTCAATCGCATCTTCGAGAGCTTGATCCTGATCTGCATCAGACAAAGCTTCCGAAGTACGAACGATCCTTGCCTGTAGTGCCAGCGTGTGGTGGCCAGCAGCTGTGTCATAGGCATACCACTCATCGAACTGAGTAGAAGGATCGAATGGATTGTCCACTGTAGTGAGCATGTGTTTGGCCATCAATCCTCCTCACTCAAGCTCTTCTGTAGAATGGACACTGAGACACCCAATTGTTCCGCGATCTCGCCCTGTGTGAAGCCTTGGTTAGCCATAGAGCGGGCACGAGCCATCATGCCACTACTCATGGTGGTGCTAGACCTAGGTGTAGCCAACTCCTTGATCCGCTCGATGTTGGCGTGAGTGAGAATCTGGTTCAGCTTGTGATTGCTGATAGCACCAGCTTGAATAGCATCCCACTCGGCATCAGTGATGTCGAAGTCGTCTTTGCCTGCACCTACCCTAAGACGAGCCGTCTTCAGAGCTAAGAACTTAATCTTCTTCTCTTCAGACTTCTCCATGTCTGGATACTCAGCACGCTTGGCCTTGTATAGGGCGTTGGCTATGACCTGGGCTTGTCTTTCGAGGGGGGCGTTTCTGAGGGCGGCGTTCAACTTCTGATTGAGGGAGGCCACTTCCTTAGCATAGGCGGTCCTTGCTGAGGGAGAGTAGGGGATGTTCTTGATGGCCACCATGTTCTTACGTGCTTCGTTCCCCATACCCTTCAACTGGTTGGAGTGCTCAGCATAGATGGTCTCGATGCGCGTCTTGTGTGGAGACACAAGCTTGAAAGCGTCATCGGTTTCAGCCAGGAGCTTCTTACCCCTGTCCATACGAAAGACCGTCTTACCAGAAGTTGGGTCTACGTATGTAGCGCCCGTCTCCGTGTAGATCTTCTTTCCCGTAACAGGGTCTACCTTGTAGCCCTGCTTTCGTTCGCGAACATCCACCTTTCGACCAGCCCTCGAGATGAGGGTTGCCGCACCACCAGTCTTCTTTCCCTGATACTTCTCCATGAGTGCAGGGATTCCGTTGTCCTTTGCAGACTGACGGTAATTGAGCTTGTGCTTTTCTGCGTCGATGACAACCATTGAATGACGGACTGCTCGAGCAAGTTCGTCAGCGTTGGCGCCACCGATGGTCATGTCTGTGATGAGGTTCGATACGATCCCCATCTGCATACCCTTTTCACGAGGCGTCATCAGCTTCATGCCAGGGTATTCCGGATACCGAGCCTTAGCGTCAAAGTCCTCAAGACCCTTTAGTGCAGGCGAGCTCTTGACTTTCCCGTGATTGTTCGGGATGACAAGGACTGTGTCCCCATCGAAGTCAGCGCCAGACAGTCGCTCAGCCACCCTGCTGTTGATGCCGATGGCATCGGTTGCATCCTTGAGGAGCTTCTTTGCTTGAGCATGGCGGTTGTTCACGGTGAGTTCAGGGATCTCGAAAGTTCCACCGTGAGGGAAGCGAACAAGAACTACGCGTTCACCATTCTTGAACGTGGGCGCGTAGACTTCAGTTTCCTTCAACGTGTTTACGGGAAGGATGACCTTGTTCGCCTGACGAGGAAGAGCCGCAGCCTTCAGATGTACTGCCGACGAATCGACATCATCAGCATAGGCCTCGAGCAACCGCTTCTTGACAGCGGGATTGTTGAGACTCATGATCTCGTCGAGTTCACGACGCTTTCGTTCAGCGGTCGCGGTCAGCTGTGTCTTAGCAAGGTTTGGACTCTGCTTAGACAGGAACTGTGACGACAGCGATCGAGACCACTGCTCCCAACTACCTTCCTCGTTCACCATGTTCATGACCGAGGTGACCTTCTTGCCGTCGGGCGTGGTGATCTGCCGACGAATAACAGCACCGAATGGGTTGTCTTCGTCGAGCTTCCCATCCTTCGTTGTCTGCATCTTCTTCAGAGCATCGAGTTTGTTACCCGTATTGCTCTTGTTCGTGTTGAACATGAGATCAACGCCATCAGGCAGATCATCCTTGTACATCGCCATACCCTTGATGTAGTGCGTACCGTCAACAGCGATACGAACCTGAGCATAGCGAGCCTTACCCATCGACAGATCATTGACGCCAGGTCGGACATAAACAACACCGTCAGCGTCAGCGCCACCCTCTTCCTTGTAGCGAACCCCAACGCGCTTGGAATCAATCGAGATCGGGGGCTTGATCGCCAGGAAGGACTTGCCTCCGTCATTTGAATATCCAGCAACGCTCTGGATCTTGTCGCGATTCTGAAAGACTTCGGCATACTCGGTGCCGGGCTTAACCAAGACCTTCATCGTGGTCTCATGCCTCGTGCCCAGCTGCTGTACCTTTACGTAGTACAGCTTGTAGTCCTCTTCCTTAGTGAGGCGAGAAATAGCAGCTCGGAGTTTGGTGTCGCTGACGTTCATGTAGTGCTCGGTACCAGTACCGACGTCGAGATATCCCTTCTTCTCGACCTGGTCCTTGAGGAAGTTAGAGGTAGACTCCAGAACATCAACTCGAGCTTTTGCGCTCGGAGCGAGAAGAGCACGAACAGAGGATTCAGGAATCCCCATCTTCTCACCAATCTTGACGTTGGACCATCCATGCTCCTTCAACCTCTGGGCCATGGAAATATCCGCGGCCTTCTTGGCGTTGCGAGCGATGGTTACGGCGTTGCGAAACTCCGTGGTCGTCCAGGGCTTTCCGTTCTCGGTGTAGAGAGACATGCCCTTAGCAATCTCTCCGTCACTCAGACCCTTTGACCGAAGATCGGCGACAGTGCCGAGAAAGTCTCGACCACGCTGTCCTGGATCCTCGCCGCTTCCCCACGGGTAGCGTCCCGATCGACGCAGGATGCCGTAGTGGGCGAGGTAGTTCTCCTCAGGGATGATCGCCACTAGGCCTCCTTAAGAGTGTTGATGAACTTGTCGAGGTACTTGATCTTCTCCATGATGTGGAAGATCTCGTCGGGGTCAGGGTCGTGCAGCCGAGCCTCGTCGTTCTGATAGATACGAAGATCCATCAGAATATCGAACGGTCGGAAGTTGTACTCCAGACAGAACAAAGCTGCGTAGACCTCGAGTTGCTTCATGGACGCTTCGGTCACTCCGGTTTTGAGATCGAAGATACGAAGTTTGTTGTTCTTGAATCCGCAGGCATCCGCAGTTCCGAAACAGTTGTCCGAGTAATGCAAAAGCCATTCGGGACTCATCTTGAACCCGATGCAGTCGTTGACGTACAAGTTCAGGGTCTGGCTGGTGTCCGGGAGTCGCACACCTTCGGAGATCAAGATCTGAGCGAGGTTATGATGACGCGTCCCTCGAGCAGCGGCCTCCTGGGTGAAGAACACCTTGGCCATCTTGTCGTCATCGTAGTTGAGCCAATGATAGTTGCTAGGGCTCAGAATCGCATGTTTATTAGCGACGAGCGTGGGGGAATGCCTCTTCAAGTTCACGAAGGATTTCCTCTTCGTTTTCGGGGTGGACCGTTGCCGAGTAACACATGTCGGCGAACAAACCCAAGTAGTATTCCTGGTTCGGTCGGTATGGTTCCCTGGAAGACTTCTTGAATTCCAGTACCGCCCAACCGCCTCCAGCGAACAACACCGTTCGGTCGGGAATACCCTGTCGGAGACCGGAGTCATTCTTCGGAAGCACGAAACAGTGGAACAGATCTTCCAGTAGTCCCACGAACCTCGGCTCGAAGTCTCGCTCCAAGCGTCCCACAGGTCCCTCCTGTCTCTAAAAACTAAAAGGCTTGATTCCACCCCTTCTATTATTCCCTGCGTTTTCCATACTAGTTGGTATCTGCGTCCACAATTCGGAATGTTTGGTACGTTGGCCAGACATATGTCCGGTTGAGCGTGCGGATATAAACATCCCGATCGAGAAGCCCCCAAGTTAGAGAGACATGCCAGGAGTCTTTGTACAGTTCACCGGTCCTCTGATCCTCGAGAGGCTTCAGAAGGTGGGGGGTCGGGTTCAGAAATTGCTTGAAGTACTCACTGGCAAACCAACGAGGGCGCCACATCAGATTGGAAGCTTGGTTGTTTCGACGATCACCATCCAGGTTGATGGGGGTATCGAACGAGTCGAGAGGATGGGTGGGGAGGAACGCTTCGGCGACCAGGAGGGAGACAGACCGCTTGTACTGAACTCGGTCTCTGGTCAAACCGACATTGACGATCCCACGCTGGTTGACGAGGAGAGAGAGGATATAACCCGTCTCATCGTTTCGAACGCGACCTCGGTCGCTGATCGAGTAACCAGGGAACTCGTCAATGAAACGCCAGTCTTCCATGAGGGGGTTGTGCTCCTTGCTATGGGGTCTTGTGTGGGGGTTGTCAAAAACGAAAATTTTCGTGATTTTTTACTCTGTTGTGTGCATCCTGGTATCTAGATATCAGTTTTAACATCGCACGTATAAAAATTAAAGGTTTTTTTCGTTTTTGACAGATTGGTGCGACAAAACGGACACCGGTATCTGTCAAGGCTAACGAACGAGTCCGGGTATGTCCGCTTTTGTAATATTGGATACCATTACGTATTGATACGCCGGACTTACCCTATACCACACCAGTACGATGGCTTTCATACTAACTTAAGCCGATATCCCCTACTTTGGAACTCGTAGCCGCTAACACGCTTCCCCTTAGGGATGGTGATGGCAGACGTGTAACCCAGTCGTCGACCGGCTTCGTTGAGTGATTGGTACTCCTCACCGGTGTCAAGATTGAGGACTCGGACCGGTTCTTTCACCAAACCAAGCCGCTCGAGATGGTCTCTATGTTCCTCTCGAGTGATGAGCTCAAGATTACGAAGGGTGTTGTTCGAAAGGTCTCCGTCGATATGCCTAACCTCGAACCCCTCGATCCCATCTTCAAAGAACGAACCAGCAACCAAACGATGTACCTGAACTAAGAAGTAACCGTATTCGTTCCTGAGATTTACCTCACGACGACCTTTTGCCCGTACCAGCTGAGGCACGAGCAAGCCTCCTTCTTCGGTTACCTCGCCCAGGTTGGAGACCAAGAAGTCAGGGAACCCCTTGGCCTCCACCCAGATTTCATTCACGTATCATTCCTCTTCGCTCGGAAGTCATTGAAGCAACGAGCACAGCGACATATGTGCGGCATAGCCCTAGGCAACAAGCAGCGATGGTCTACTGGGCTGCGCTGGTCGTACCCCCTACAGGTTCTTGGCGTCCACTCACGAAAGCAGGGGGTTTCGAATATAGCGTCGTCGAAGGTCAACAACTTCTTCATCTGACCCCCTATCCATCTATTCACATCGAACTGCCAGTTCTGCACTCACTCGCCTTTCCACTGATTCACGAACCGCTTCTCGCTGAAGTTCTTCTTCTTGCGTAGCGAATCACGCACGGCGTTGTCGATGACGGAGTTGCTGGTGAGGTTGTAATAATAGAGGTCTTTGTAGGGCGTGGTGAGTCGATCGATTCGCCCATGAGCCTGCTCCCACTGCTTGTACGAATATGTTCTAGAGAAGAACACAGTCGCGTTAGTTGTGATGCAGTTCCAACCCTCGGCGCCGGCGGTGTACTGGACTAGATATAGCCACCGGTCAGTCTCTGGAACGGGGTGATGGTTCTTACCGTTCCACTCAGCAACTGTAATATCGCTAGCCAGTGTCCTCAGCATCTCCAGCTCGTAATTGAAGTTGTAGAACACAATCAGCCGCGGGTGTTTAGACATCAGAGACTTGACAGCCTGCAACCGTGATGAGTCGGAATTTACAACCCGCCTCATCACAGCGAACATCTCAGCTACGTCCCGAAGGGGTCTGTCCTTATAAACATGCCATCGCTGTTTATAGACCCGTTCCAGTAGTTGCTCGTCATAGGGGAGTACCACATCCACAGGGTGCCTAGTGGTGTGTCTCTCATACGGCATCTCAACCAAGATCTGGTTGCGTAGTCGCACGAGACGTCCAACACCCACAAACCGGTCGACCTTAGGGAATCTGGTATATGAGTTGAACTTGACGTGATTGTCGAGGAACTCAGTCCGATTCTTGAAAAAGCCGTTGGCAATGAAGACGGGAATATAGTCCAGCCAGGTGTCCCCTGGAGTCGCAGACAACAGAATCCATCTGTTACTCTTTGCGATCTTAAGGAACGTCTTAGCCCACTCCCCGCTACCGACCAGTCTTTGCTCGTCGAATATGAAGAAAGCACCCTTGACGTCGATGTAGCGCCCGATGTTGTTCCAGGAGTCGACGGTGAGACGACCCGAGGTCGTAGCTCCAATCTCCTTCCAGACTCCATACTTGATGAACTCCTTCTCCCAGTCGAGATCATCACGCTTCTTTGCCGTAGTGATCACGTAGACATCGGCGTCTGCTTCGACCTTCACGTAATATGCAACAGCCGTAAGGGACTTCCCCGTTCCTACACCACCAACAAGGATCTTGCCGCTGTCTAACTCATTGACGGCGTCGTGCTGGTGGCTTTGCAGCTGGACCGGAGAAGCACCAACCCTTACCGCATACTCATGAAGATCGGTCTTAGCTCGCGCCATAGTCCTTACCGCAGGTCTGGCAGACCATTCCCTTGGTCACACGAGAAGGTCCTTGGCAGGTCGGGCACTTGATCTTCTTCTTGAGTCGCTCGATCTCCCCTTCATCAAGACCCAACATCCGCATGTTTTCGACGATGGTCTTGACGCTGTTCTCGTACACCGACCGAACAACTTGACGAGCCTCTTGTTTTAGCTCGTACATCTTGAACACGTGCTCACGGATATGAGCTGCGATCTTCTCAATCAGGTCAAGACCGTCGATTACCACCCAGGATGAATCAATCTGAGCAATATACCCTTCTTGTACTTTGTAGTGGAAGCCGAGAGGCTTGTCCTCGAATCGGGTCTCCTTCACTCGCCGAGCTCTTTGCAACCCCCATTCGGGCGTAACATCGAGGAAGAAGGTCACGTCAGGATATAACCCATTAGTCGCCCACTCCGAGAGCTCTCGAATCTCGTTTCGAGGAAGACCTTCAGCATGGCCCTGATATGCCACACTCGAGGCAATGTAGCGATCACAAATAACCACCTCACCTCGAGCCAGTGCTGGAGCGACAATACTCTCGACGTGATCGGCTCGATTTGCCGCGAGAAGCAGAGCCTGAGTTTTCGCCGACATGGGTGGACCAAGACGATCGAGAAGAATCTCCCGAAGCTCATCCCCTAGCGGCGTACCACCAGGTTCTTTCGTCAGGATGAAGGGGATCTCCTTCTCCTTAAGAGCTTCGGCGAGCTTCAGTGCTTGAGTGGTCTTACCGGAACCTTCGCCACCTTCAAAGACAATGAACATGAATATAGCCTCTCAGTAGCGCTTGACGGGGTTGTCCTTCTGGAGCTGCTTGCGGTGGTTCTCGCTGCACCATGGGGCATTGCGGAAGCACATCGGCTTCTCGTTGTCGGGCTTACCACAGACTTCACAGTTGTGCATTAGTGTTCCTTATCCGTAGTGCCAGATCCCTCGGTCTTCCGAGCGATAGTGGATCTCTCCGAAGGGAACGTCTTCGGAGACTTCGATTTGGATAGAGCCATCACCAAGGTATGTGGTGACCTTGACCCCGTACTTCCCACCCAACAAAGCACGAGCACAGACCTCGTCGATGCGCGCTCTAACTTGAGCAACGTACTGGTCCACATAGCTGTTGAACTCGACGTGGAATGGCGCCGTTTCCATAGGGGGTAGTTGACTGACCCGCTTGAGGTAGCTCTCGGGCGTCTCTTCGCCGACATACTTCGGCTTCTTGAGGTTCTCCTCGTTGTCCGTCACTCCTCCTCCTTCTTGTTCGCCTCGTCGACGATCTCCTGAACCTCGCGAACCTGGTCGAAGAACGTCATCTTCACGTCCAGACCTTGAGCATCCTCTTCGACGGTTGCTTTTCCGATCGTCTGATAACGCAGCTGGTCAAACGAACCGGGCTTCTGGCAACGCTCACAGTTACCCGCTGCATCTGCTGGATGGTTGTAAACGGTAACGAGCCGGTAACAGTCCATACCTTCGTCGGGGTGACACAACCATTCTTTGGCGGCCGACGCGTAACCCTTCATCGACTCGCCGCAGTGTCCGCAGATCTTGAACAGGTTCGGATCGAACTCGAACAGGGCGTCCGGGTTACCGTCGTGCGTACCCCAGCGGTAGTCCACACCGATGCTGCCATGGCCGTCCGGACAAGACTTGAAGTACCAGCTGACGTTACTGTCCTGGTCGCCAGAGTTCTTGATCTCAGCCTGAGCCTTAACCAACTTGAGTTCCTTGGCGCAGACGGGGCAGAACTTGCACAGCTTGTTGAGAATATCGACCAGCCTATCGTACTCGTTCATGCCGGGTTGTCCTGCTCACAAACCGCGCACTCCACAGCCTCCAGTCGGAGCATGACTCCACAGACCGGGCACTTCTTGTAAGGCGGCAGATCACCGGTCACGGTGATGACACAGAGCTTGCGCTTCTTTACCGCGCGGTCCCAGGCCTCCTGGATCTCCTCCTTCGGGCGCTCGAGGAACGCGGCAGCCGCGGGAACGACCCAGGCGTGTCCGATAAACATCTGGTACATATATCACTCCTAGTTGTTTCGCTCATCAAGGGATGAATGCTCGTACGTCCAAACCACTCGACCGTTATCGACAATGCTCGATAACTTAGGAAGGCAGACACAGTCCTTAGGTTCGTGTCGAATCAAGTCAGTCCGGGGGAGTATGTGCATGTCATTACCGAAAAACTTGATAACCATCACGGTAGACTCTCCTGAGGGGCAAAAATGAAAATCTATGCTTCGAGCAGATCCAGAATTTCCTTGCAATGCTCGCATTTGTCGGGACACCAGCGGTGCACGATCATCTCGTAGTTGGTTTTCTGGTTGCAGTGCTGGACTAGGGGGAGGGTCCGAAGAATATCGTCCTTCGCGATCTTCAGTTCGAGCTTGTGAATGGCGATGAGGTTTCGGATCTTCTTCGAGACCGCGTAGGCGAACAGTAAGTCACCCACAGCGAAGATGACGAAAACCAGAGCGATCCAGAAAGCCAAAGACATCGAGGGGTCCTTTCGAGATATGGCGAAACCCAAAACCCTTGTGGGGGTCTTGGGCGTGAGATCAGTACTCTCGTTCTTTGTGAAGCGTCTCGTATCGGTTTCGCACGTGGAAGTAGTCGTCACTGGCAGCATCCCACCCAGCGCTGAACCCGGTCTTCCAACCAAGGTCGTCGGCCTCGCGAGTGGCGATTTCGATGTTCCTGGTGGCAATCCTCTGGGTGATCAGGTAGGTGGCAATAATGCCGGTGACGAGCGCAACCACGGCAACAACGACGTAGAGCATCATAACGTCCTTTCGTAGGGTCTCATTATAAGCCATGTATCCTACGCGAGGAAAAGCTAGAGCCCGTGTTAGGGGCCCTAGTGGTGATTCACTCCTGAGGGGTCTCGGGGTTGAACTTCTTAACGATCTCTTGAATCATCTCCTGGTTCTTCTGGTGTTGTTCGAGCAGGTTCTTAGAGAGCGAGGCGTTCATTCGCAAAGCGGCGATGATCTTGTAGACGTTCTCCTTCGGAAAGCCATAGGCTTCCGCGGGCGTCTCAGTCATCAGTGCTTCGATCTTGTTCGCGATCTCGTTCCCGTCAGAAATGATCGAGTGGACCAGAGCCAGGGCGGTGAGGTCAGAGTCGATGTTAAAGTCCATCATATAATCCTTTCGGAGGGGTTTCATTATACTGCGTGTAATCCCCGCGAGGTTATGCAGGATCGAAGTTTCGAATGAACTGAGCGTGGCTGTAAACACCAAAACCGTACTTTTTTCTTACGATCCAGTCACCGACAAAGCCACGACCCTTACGCTCGTTTGGGTCCTTAATCGTCAAAATATAGCGCTTCATCTTCCCCGTGGCGACGTTTCGGTTGTCCCTCTCTTCGATCTCTCGAACGTCCGACCCAGACCATCTGGCGAGCTCTTCCATGTTTTCTTCGGTGATTTGGAAGGCGTCTACGTAAACCGGCTTGAGTACAAAGCGAGCCATTAGAAATATCCCTTCGAACAACGAAACCCAAAACCCGTGTAGGGTCTTGGGCGTGAGGTTGATGGGGTCAGTTGCTCTCGTTCAGCTTCGTCTCGAGCTTCTTGAGGCCGACGTACATCACTCCCATGGCTGCAGCACTGAGGACAGCTCCCGTAGCGAAGGCCGTCGCGTGGACGATCTTCTGGTGTTTGGGGCTGGACTCGTACTTCAGTCGCTGGTTGGTGACGAAGTCGGACTCGATGAAGCTCTCGGGGAGCAGATCAACGATTCGCATTATGATTCCTTTCATAGGGTCTCATTATACGCCGTGTAATATATGCGAAACCCAAAGCCCCCGTAGGGGCCTGGGCATGAGATCAGTTGTTGGTCAGATTGGGGTCTCTCATGAGGATGAGGTCGACGCCCTTGATGGTGAAGACTCCGACGTAGCCCGCGTGCAGTCGACGCAGTCCATCCTGCGTCACCTCGAGCAGGATCTTGTTGTCGTAGTGCTTGTGCATTGCGAACGCAGTGATTCCTGCCGCGGTGACGCCGGCGGTTGCGGCGATGACGATGGTCTTGTTGTCGGTGAGCTTCTTCTTGAGGGCGAGCAGCTTCTCGTTCATGACGATTCCTTTCGTAGGATATGGTCTCACTATACTCCGTGTAATATCTGCGAAACCTAAAACCCTTGTGGGGTTCTAGGCGTGAGATCACTGTCGAGGGATACCGATATAAGTCCAAGCACGAACGTGAGCGAACTCGCCGAGGGCTTCACAGGCTTCTTGCAACGTGTCATAGAATCCGACAATGCGTCGGGATTCTGAATGAATCGTGCAACCATCCTCGTCCCACTCGACGACGTTCGAGTCGTCTCGGTCCTTGTTGATCATAATGGTCTCCTTCATATAGGGTCTCATTATAAGCCGTGTATCTCATGCGAAAAATGAAAGACCGTGTATGGGGTGAGAGCCCCGAAGGACCCCCACCCCACACGGTGCGGCGCTTAGATATCGGCGATCCGTTCGTTCAAGTGACGCGTACACAACCAGGCCGGAACCTGCTTATTGTTCACGTCCTCCTCGTACGGACACAGCGTGAGTTGAACCTCACCTTCACAAGGAAGCGAAACTATCCATGCGTCATCGCACTCCACCCGAATCTCGTCCATCCAGAACCGCCTCACAGGTCGTTGTCTACAACCTGTAAATAACGACGTGGGCGGAGGATGCCAAACTCAGGCGGGTGTTATGTCATCGAAGCGATACCGTACGGAAGTAAACCTTCGACTCCTCATCGAGAGACTCCCAGAAGAGAAACATCTCAGGCCTCGAGACCGGGCGTCCGGGAACGCTGAAGAAATGGATCAGCTCAGCAAGGCTGTTGATGTTTGCGAGGTACTCGGACGTAGGAACGATTTGCATCGTACGCCCAACACAGACGTCGTAGATATGGGCCCGTTCAAGGTTCTTGACGAGCCAATCCTTCGTCTCATCCGGGGTTCCGTTGAAGACCGGTCGCATGGACTTGGTGAGTACGGCATCGAAAAACATTACTGCTCCTTTAAGACATATAATGGGTTAAGACAACAGAACCAGGGCAAGACTCACGCCGAAGAACAGACCAAGAAGGCCGGCCAAACAGAGAACGATCGTTGTCAACAACTTAGGTGGCATGTCGATCTCCTACCAGAACTCGCCTGTGTAGAACCTGAACCCATTCGCATCAAGCCAACCGCGGCCCATCTGGATGTCGCCATCCAAATATCGCTGACCGTCCGGACCTGCTACCCAGGGCTTCTGCGCCTCGAGCCAGGCGATCGGATCGGGAATCAGCTCCTTGCGCTCAGTCCAGAGCTCGCCAGGAATCTCGGTGAAGACGCGGCGCCAATCCTCGACAGATATGACGGCGAATCCGACCGGAGATTCCGTGTCGTAACCCCAGTCGGGGTAATCCTCGTTCAGGAGCTTGTGTGGATACGCCTGCCAGGTACCAGACGACTTCCCCACGTGGATCTCTTCGTAGCGGTTGCAGGAACCGCACTGACGGAACCGCCAGTAGTAGTTGGTCCCCATCAGAGAGTGACCCGGATCAGGAACTCCATGTCGGTCTCCTTCGGTTTATGGCAGTTGCAGTCTACCTGCTGACACGCCCGAGAGAAGTAACCGAGGCACTTGTCGCAGCAACCCTTGTCGCAGCAACCCTTGTCGCCGACCGGGATCATGCTGTCCAGCTTGACGATCCAGGAGTCGCTCTTGCTGCATCGCCGCTTTCGCTTAGTACCGTCCGCGTACGTGGCGATGAATACGAAAGTATGTTCGGTGAGCCTGACGCTGTCGATCATGCACCAGCGGTTGATCTCCCGAAGCCGGTACAGGTTCATCTCGGCTGACGGAGACTGGGGATCCAACTCCACGAGGCTCTCTCGGTGCTCTGGACCGTCGATCAGAACGATCATGCCGTCCTTGAGCTCGGGGCTCTCGAGCAGATCCTCGGTGTCGGGGGTCATCTCGTAGTACTTACTGACGAAACCCTCGGGGATGCGGGACAGGTCCATCTTTGTGCTCCTTCGAATATAGGGGTCTTGAACTGGAGAGCTAGTAGCGTGCGCCGCTACACCATACGCATTGATAGCCCGACGCGAGACAGGCATTCCAATCTGGCTCTGCGTAAGTTGGGATTCGAACCCAAAACCTCTACTAGCCCAGGAAGGGGCACGGAACGTGAATATCCCGTACCCCAACCTGATCAGTTCTTGGGCGTGTTACTGCCCGCGTCGACGATCACGGAAGAGCCGCCGCTCATCATGCAGAAGCCCGGCTCCTTGCCGATCTCCTTCGCCGCCTGGATGCAGTTGGCCTGGTTCACCGCGGGATCCTTGAGGGACTCCTGGAGAGCCTTGTTGGCCTTGGACTTGGCGGCGTTGGTCGCCTCCTCCTCAGCTGCCAGGCGGGTCTTCGCCTTCTGGGCCTGGACGTTCGAGATCGACTGGTCCGTCGCGTCGTCGTAGTCCGGAACCGCCAGATCGACAGACATGATGTTGAGCTCACTGTCGAACTCACGTCGCAACTCGTCCAGGGCCAGCTGGTTCAGCGTGCCCAGGGACTGGTTCTTCTCCTCGATGAGCGGGTTGTGTCCGGAGAACACCTTCCCCAACGCCACTCGGGAGGAGCTGTAGACGAAGTTCTTGGTGAGTCGCTCGAAGGAACGGTAGGTCTTGAACAACTCCACCGCGTTCTTCCGCTCGGCCTCGGTGCCCGCCTTCATCTGCCAGGCCACCACGCCGTTCAGACAGGCCGTCGCCTGACCCTCGAGCTTGACCTGGATGCAGGGGTACTCCTTCTTGTCCAGGTCCTCCTCGTTGTTGCCCTTGCCGTTGAACCGCAGGAACTGACGGGTTCCGTCGAACTCCGTCTTGATCTCCCACGGCGCCTTGGCGTGGAATCCGTTGCTGTAGGCGGACTGCGGCTTGCCGAACGAGGTCATGATGCCAACCTGGTTCGTCCCGACCACCACGAAGAGACTCATGATGAACAGGAAGACCGCCACGCCACCCACAACGCCGACGCCCCACCCGAGACCACGTCGCATGTAGTGCGTTTCGACGTTGTCCTTCTCGTGCTCGAACTTGCTCTGGTTCCAGGCCTTGACTGCCGTGGTGTACGGATCGCCGTAGACATCCCGACGCACCCCCTCGAAGTCAGCCCGGTCGGGCTTCTCCTCGGTGAACGGGGTGACCTTGACTCGGGTACGAACGATCCAGATGATGAGAGCCATCACCGCAACGATCATGGCCCAGAGGAACCAAGCGTCCATTCTTGCACTCCTTTAAAGAGGGGTTTTGAATATAACCAGAGAAGTGTCTGACTTCTCCGGGAAAGGGGAAGGATCATACGAATATGACCCATCCCCCACCCGCAACTGTCAGATCCCAGACATGTACTGCTGCAGTCGCTCCTTCGCGATGTGGCACTGCTCGATACGCGTCTCGATCTCCTCGTTCACGGCCTGAACGATCTGGGCCGACTCGAGGGCGTCCTGGTTCCCGGAACCTTCGAGGATGCCGTAGATCGCACCACCCGCGGCCTGACCCTTCTCCAGGGACAGCTGAAGACCGGCGACACAGCCCTCCAGATCATTCAGAGCTGCGTTGATCAGAGCCTTCAGACCTTCGACGTTCATGTTCATTTTTTGTTCCTCCCCTAGAGTTTGTTCATATATTGTTGCATCTGCTCGATGCTCTTCTGAAGAGTAGCCACGAGCTCGTGGATTCGCTCAACAGACTCGAAGCCGACCTCGCAGGTCACCATGATGGCTTCATCTTCCGAACCCTGGATCAAACCGGCAAGAGACGCCGAACTCCGCTCCAAGATTCCTTCGGCGGTGACAAGTCGCTCGATGGCTCTGTTGTGCGCGTCGATGGCCTTGTTGATGTGATTCTTAATGTCTTCGACCCTAAGAATCTCTCCGCCCTCCCAGTGAGAAGGAACCCGGTTAGGATCCCCAACAGCAAAACCCGAAGAATTCTTGACGATCTTTGGGTCGACGAAAGGTTTCGCATCACGACCGGGACTCAATGAGGGGTCGTCAGCTGGAAGTTCCGCGAGAATTCGCTTAGTGATGCGTCCCTCGGGACTGAATCCACCACTGTCCGGATGCCTCTTCCGAATATTGTCAGCGTCGTGAACTTCACCCTCGTCCATGGGTCAGGCGACCTTCCCGAAGATAACGTCGAGCTCGCGCTCCACCATCTCCTTGATCTTCACGGCCGTGCTCTTGGGCTTGATGCGCGGCGCCTCGCCGAACTTCTGCACCCGGTTCCCCTTGACGCTCCGACCGGACGGCTTCCCGCGGCCCGTCAGGGCGCGACCCCGGTTGTCGAACTTCTTGGTGGAGAACGCCTTCCCGTTCTTGCGGTTGTCGTTCCGCGTGCCGGGGGTCTTCTTCTTGCCGTCCTTCTTCGCCATTGGAATATGATCTTTCTGTGAGGGATGAGCGTTGAGGGGTTTGAGTTGCAGGTGTGACTGATCAGGCGTCGAGAGCGGGGATGGTCACGCCCTTGTTCGCGCAGGCGTTGCGCAACACGGCGTACTTGGTCACGAGGTTGGAGTTCAGCTCGTCGAGTTGCTGCTGGTTGGAATCCGCCAGACGGAGGTTCATCGTGTACGCCGCCTCGACGAAGTTCGTCCCGGCGGTACGGATGGCCTCGTCCTTCGAGAGCCCGAACTCCGTGAGACGCTGCTTGCGCCACTCCTCGTCCAGCGTGGCCGGAGAAGACGACTTCGCCATCTGCATGCACACGGAAACGCCGGAGTCCTTCTGCGCGGTCACAGTCTCCGGTGCGAACATCCGGATCACGCCGACGACGAGGGTGAGTGCGATCACCAGGACCGCAATGGTGGGGATGATGTAGCGCTTGCTCATGGTTCTCTCCTCTGAATTTTATTACTACGAATATGGGGTGTACCACTCGGAGCCCTCGTGCTGCTCTTTATCCTCTCCACAACCGCTATATGATGTGGGCGAGATATAGCCACCAAGGGCTCCGAGCCTAGTAGGGAAATGAAGAACGAGATGGTGCCAGGGCCGACGAACTAAGAAATCAACGGGTACGGGTGCTCGTTCTCATTGCTATCACCTCCTAACGTTCCAGGAAGGGGAGCCGAGTCCTAAGACCCGACCCCCAACCTGAGGCGTCAGTTGCAGGCGTTGTCGCCGTACGTCAACCGAAGAGCGAGGTCCTCCGGCGTGAAGTCGGCGTTGTCGCCGTGGATCAGAGACGGACGCTCGAAGCTGGCGTTGAAGGCCTTGTCGGTGTAGACCTTGAAACCACCCGAGGGGGTGTACAGAACCCAGTCGCCTACGAACGCCTGAGTCTGCCGCGGGAAGAGCGGCCGATTGACGTTCACCTGGATGTACGGTCCGGTACGACCGTCGTGCTCACCGAGAGCCTTGACCTCTCCGCCGCACCACCGAGCCACCTGAGGCATGTTTCGCTCGGTGACTCGTACGACCTGAACGACGAACGGCTTGCGGACGTACTCCTCGATCTGGAGACCGACGGCGGGAGGAGCGGGAACGGGGTGGGTGGTCATGATTCCTCTTTCTTTGAGCATGTTTTGGATCGTTCTGATGAGGCTTCGATGGTGAGAATATCCCCGCCGCGGCTTCATGTCAGTCTCGGAGCTCGGCGACGGTAGGTTCGAGAAGAAGGGTGAGTTGCCCCTTCTTGTGGTACTCGTCGACGTAGAGCTCGTTGGTCTCGCCGTTGAAGGTGAGTTCAAAGTACCGGTTGTCCTCGATGATGGTGCTACACAAGGCCTTCCAGTTCTTCAGGGTCTTGGTAAACCAGACGACGAAGACGTCTTGCTCGAGAATCGGGAGATCGTCGAGGCGAAGGATGTTGGTTCGGTAGTACTTGGCAACAGCCTGCTTGGCCATCAGCTGGAAATCGGTGGGAGTGACCACTCCGCTCTGACCGCCCGGATCCGCCTTGTACGTGTAGTCGACTGCAGGAACACCGCTGGGGTATGTTCGCATGTCCATGTCAGGACTCCTTCTTGTCCTTCGAGGAAATGACGGCGCCGAAGATCACCCCGACAAGAGCAATCAACGCGCCAACGACCATCTCGAACACGTCAGATCCTTTCGTAGTTCCATGCCGGGTCGTTCGGTGGAAGCTGGGTACGCAGTCGGTTACTGATGGGCCCATGCATCTCGAAGATATGGACCTCTTCGTGCTTCGGTGTTCTTGTGACATATAGTGAAAGGCCGATTCCAATGAGAACCCCGACAAGGAGAATCACCAGAATCGACCCCACCACGATAAATGCGTCGAACACGTCAGTCGGCCGGGAGAACGTCGGCATACTTGAGGTCCAGGTCGTCCTCGAACTGGGTGAGGTACATCTTCCGCAGATATGCGGTGACGCCGCTGTCGCCCCGAACGGTCCAGTTGTACGGCGAGAACCGAAGGTCGCACTCAGCGATCTCGACCGTGTCCAACAGGGGAACGAGGCCCTCGTCCAGCATGTTTCGGCGCCGCGTCTTCGAGCCGATCAGGTAGATCTCGGGAGCACGCCCCTTGTAACTGACCTTGACCTGAACGTACGGGTCGCCGATCGCGCCAGCCTCGTCGTCGCTGTCGTTGTCGCGCGGCTTGCGGCGCTTGATGTTGTAGCCATCACGCGCCATCATCTCGGCAACGTCCTCGGGAAGGATGACGCAGAAGTTGCGATCTCCCGCACGGTTGTACTGCCCCTCTTCACCGGCGAAGTTCCGGTAGAGCAGAGTGGCGTTCTCGATGGTGATGATCTCCGTGGCACGACGAGTGGGCATTTACTGTTCCTTCTTTCCGTTTTTGAGCTGGAGCCCCTCACAGGGCTTTAGTAGAAATTCTTTGCTATGGCAGGGGCACGCCCAGCAGATCGAACACTCATAACCTACTGGGCTTTCGACCATGTTGTGACCGAGCAACTCAGCGCGTCGATCTGAATTGCGCCATTCCGTACCCAGATCAACCGCGTCATGTAGCTCATCAAGGTGTGGAATATCGTCCGCGGTGTAGGTGGGGTGTTCGTCGATCAAACCTTCCACCCACCTAGGCGCTTGCGCTTCTTACTCCAGTCGTACCGCGGCTTGTTCCTCTTGTGTCCCGCCCACTTTCGGTCCGAGACAGTTCGGAAGCAGGAGCGGTGCTTCGGCTTCGGGTACAACTTCTTGGCGAGCCGTCGGTTCACGTAGAGGATCTGCTTCATGTCCAGCTTGCTGTAGAGCTTCATCGCCTCCGTCGCCGACTGCATCCCAGAAATGAACTTGTCGATGTTGACATCGGCCAAAGCCAAGTGCTTCTTCAGGTCGCTCACTTCTTGTCTCCGTACTTCTTCATGGCGCTCTCAAACATCTTTCGCCAGCTCGAAATTTGTGGATGACGACGTAGCAATGCCCGACGCTCTCGTTCGGTCATGCCTCCCCAGACGCCAAACTCGATTCCGTTGTCGAGTGCGTCAGCCAAACAGCTGTACTTGATTGGGCAGCTTCGGCAGATGCGCTTCTCGATGTTCTGCTCGCGTCCTTGCACGAACATTCTATCGGGATTCTGTCCTCTACACGCAGCCTGTGACCAATCGGAATATAACTTGAGATGCTCCACTGCATACCTGCCCTTCGCAGGTTAGATGAGTTCGTACTGGGACTCGAACTCCTTCCCGGACATGACTCGAATACCGCCTCGGGGGTCCTTGACCACGTAGTCACCCAAGGAAGCTCGCTTGATCTCTTGCTCCGTGGGGATGTTGAGTGCGATAAATACGAGAGACTTCGTGTCCGGATCGACCTCAGTCACCTCGAATCCACCACACCAGAGCGCTGCCCGCTGAACGCTATCGGGCTCGATCTTGATGGCTTCGACAGACACCGGAATCAGACGATACCGCTTAGGCATCGTCATCCCTCCAGATCCTGATCCGGATAGTGGGCCGTACGAAGCGGAAGACGCACCATCGAGGGGCCCGGTCCGTAGTCCGCCCGACCCTGGTAGAAGCTGGGGAAGGGTTCGTCGGAGCTTCTCACGACCGGCATGATTTCGGGCGCCAACGAGAGTCCGGTCACCAGTCCTTCGGTCATCGCGGAAATCATTTCGTTGCCCAGCTCAGGCCTGAGAGTGATGTGAGCGTAGACGCCATCGTCCTTGGTCTCGAGCCTGGCCTTTCCGATGAGGTTCCCGTTAGGGCCCGTCACCGGAATATCGGTAATCCTGTCCATGTTCCTCCTTAAGAAGAAATGCCGAGAGGCGGGCAGGTCCGTACCCCACCCGCCTCTACCGGCGTTACGCTTGAGATGTAAGCAAGCGGTGTTACCAGTCCCTATCGACAGCAGGGTAGGGCGACCCTGTGGGCAAACCAGGTCTCTAATCCGGCTCTGTCGTGAAGCGGCTAGGTATCGAGCCTAACCGCCCCCTGAGGGGATCTAACCCTCAAACTTTGACGCCGCCGTATCGCTTGATCAGCAACGCCTTTGCGCTGTGGAAAACCCAGCAGTCACACTTGTTCGTGCGTTCACTCACTAACTGACCTGCCGGAGAATTTACTCGCTTACAGGACGAGTGGTGTCGGTTTCGATCAGTATTGTGTGCGATCTGCTGGGCCTCCCTGTCGAACTCGTCGTCCACCTGAATCAGGTGTCGGAGCGGGTGTTCTTGACCAGCTCGTAGCGCTCCTCGAACTCGTCGGCCGGCATGACACGAACACCCTGCCCCTTGGTGATGACCACGTAGTCGCCGATGTTGGCAACTCGCGGAACGCCGTCGAACGACGGCAGCCGGAGGGTCTGGACACCGTTGTCGTCCGCCTTCTGGCCGAAGCACAGGTTCGCGGCGTAGTCGATGGTCGAGGCGCTGATCTGGATGGCCTTGACGCTGGAGCCCTTCGGGCGGAAGGTACGTTCCATGAGAGGTGTGTTTCCTTTCGGGGTCAGAGAATGAATTCTTCGAAGTCGCCGAACTTCTCGATGGTCTTTCGAGCCTTCTCGGCGAGCAGCTCGAAATACGACATGTCGATCGCATCGAGCGGAAGGGTCTTGGCCACGTCGGCCTCAACCCACAAATATCCCTTCGTACCGGCGACGGCGTAGGCCTTGTTGTCGTCGATCCGCCAGAGGAGTCCCCCTCCGAATCCCTCTCGTACGGGAACGAACCGACCAGTTCGACCGACAAACTGCATCGTGTCGAAACCACCGTCATCGAACATCGGCTTCTGTACGCAGTCGAAATCAAGGTACATGGAACCCTTCGACACAGACTTGGTCTCGCACAGATCGTCGAAACCAATATCGGCGTCCAGATCGAACAGCGTCTTGAAGACGTAGGGATGTTGGAACTGTGCACCAACGGCAGACCAGGTTCTACGAAGCTCGCCACTGCAGACGGACTCGTAGTTGATTTCCTGAGCCTCTTCGTCCATGACGAGCCACTCACCATTGATGCACTCGTCCTTGCGGGCAATATAGACCGCGTCGTTGACGAGAGCCATCTTGGCGTAGGTTGCCTCGTGTTCGAAGGTGTAGCCGTACTTGGCGCCGAACTGCGTAACGAACTCAATGATCTCCGGGGTGGCGTTGGGGATCTTGATGGAGTCCGTCTTGATATGAGCAACTGTGAATCCCCGTTCCTGAACAGCGTGCTTCAGGTCGATCATGAACAGGGCACCACGCTTCGCAACGATGTTGTCGACGTTACGAATATCGCGGAACGGGTTGTCGAACTTCGCCGAGGTCAGACCGTAGACGATGTTGATCGCGATCTTGAGTGCGAACCTCAGCGTTGCTGCGGATGCCTTGGCAGCAGCGGGATCGTCAAGCCGTTCAAGGTCGTTGAGGTACGGCGTGAGCTTCCCGCCGAGCATTCCCTTGGCCGATTCGAAGTCGCCGTGCTTGATTGCCAGTTGTGCCTCGACGAGCGACATGAACTTGGGTGTGTACTCGCCGAAAAGACGAAGTTGTCCAATCGATGTAGGGTGCATCGAAGCGACGTCAAGAAGCGCGACATTGTGATGAATGCCCGTCTCAGCGAAGACATAGCCGCCTTCGCCAACTTCCTCGCCACGATATGTGGACTTGCCTCTTTCGAACTCATAGCCAGGGAACTCCTTCGCCAGGTTCGTGTAGATGAAGCTACTCTGTGGGTTGCGGTCCTCTCCGAAAATGATTCGAGCAGTGTGCTTCTGCGTGGTGTCGTTAGGACTGAGACCACTCAACTCGGCTAGAATAAGCCTTGCCGTGTAGTCGCCCTTCCGAGCCTTGTGAACTGCTTCGGTGGAACGAACGTCGTTGCAGCAGTAGTCGACGACGTCCTGGATGCGTTCCTTGGGTACCGGCTTGTCCCAAGGAATATCCATCTCCTTGTGTTGGATCCCGAGCTCGATCTGGAACTTCTTCAGTCCCTGCTTCTTCGAGCTGTAGTCGTAGATGTCGGTCCACGACAGGTTGTACGCCTCACCGAACAATGCTCCAACGACATTGTCGATGATCTTCTTGGATAGCTTGTAGAGCTGCTCGTTGTCGTACCCGAGGTAACGGGCGTACAAGATATGGTTGTCGTACTTTCGATTGTTGAAGCCGACCAACTTGAGCTTGAACAGCTTCTCGATGTCCTGAGGGGTAGGGTTAACCATGGGGACAACGGTGTCACTGTCCTCGTACTTCCAGCACACGACAAAGAGGTTTGGATATACCTCAACGTCGTAGAAGACGACACGATCATCATCGGTCGGGACAGTTTCGTGTTCGACCTGCAAGCCCAATGGGTCCTGCTTGTCCGACGACTTGAACTTCATCGCCATGACCGTCTTCAAACACACGAGCGGCTGGTTAGTACTGTTGTTGGCGAAGGCGATCAGTCGACCTCGAATGTCCGAGACATCATACTCCATCTCGGATTGGTACGCCTCTTCGAGGATATGGTAGATGAAGTCGATCGAGGGCTTGGTTCCCGGGTGGATCTCCTTTCGCAGATTCCTGTCGATCAGTTCCCGAAGACCCTTTTCGCTCTGGATCTTCTCCATCTGGAGCACTTTCTTTTTCTCCTTGAGGGGTAGCTGACCGAAGACCAACAACGCAATTGGAACGCTGTTACACTTCGTCAGGCGACGACGGAGAGAGGAGTCACCCGAATATACCTTGATCTCGATTCCATCAGCGTAGGTACGAGATAGCTCGGAGACGTCTCCGTCGTAGTTGTAGTGGAGATGGACCCCTGCACCGGACTTACTGAGTTCAGCATAGGTAGCAGGCCACTCGGAGGCGGCTTCGAGGTTTCGCTCGAGGGATTTGTTGCCATCTTCGTCCTTGAGGTCGAAGTCGATCACAATATGGTTTTCAGGCACCTTAACGTAGTGCACCAGAGAGCTATCGATCTCAGCCAACGTGGTCTTGACTGTTGCCCAACGCTTACGAGGAAATCCGTCGTCATTAGCCAGCTGAGCGGCCGACTCAGCAAACTCCAGATCGAACAGAGACTTCGTCTCGTCCAGCACGAGAGAGAATATAGTTGCGGGCTCGGCGGTTGGGGTCTTGAATTGCCTAGCATTGAAGCCAGCGTAGTAGCTCCTGAAAGGCTCCCCGTCGATCGTGATGCGGTCGTGGAACTCGTCGAAGTAGTTAGCCAACTCCGCTCGAACTTTGTACCGCGGCAACGGCTTCTCAATGCCGGTCTCTCCGCAGAACTCCTTGTACATCACGTAGGCCTGCTGTAGAGAAACTCCATCTTGTCGTTTGAATATATCGAAGTTCGACTCGATGAAGTTGAAGAAAATGTCCGTCTGGAGCATCATCTCCAAAGGCTGGTACGCATTGTAGAAGTTCTTACCCATGTCCCGATAAATATCGAGGCAGTGTTGAGCGATAGCCCCCAACTCGAAGTCGATCCGGGACATGAGGGTGTGGTAGTGGTTGGGCTGGAGCTTCTCGCCGGTGGGGTGGACGTCGATCAAACGTCGAATGATACCTGACTTTGCGTCAGAGATCTTAACCGGCTTGTTTGTTCCCATGAACAGAAATGCGTTGACCCGAGCAGTGTACTGGGGCTTGTGCTTCTCGTTCATGACCATGTCTTCGTGCGAGATGATCGAGTTGAGACGGGTGTTGTCCTCGATCTTAGACAAGTCGCCATCGTGTTGGATCGCAACAAGAGGGTTGGACTTGAATACCTCAGTGGCGAAGCCGTTCGAGTTAGACCCGAGAGCCTTAGCGTCGAACGTTGTGGTGTAGCCCTCGAACAGTTTCTGGATGATCTTGAGGATGGTGCCCTTACCAGCCCCCGGGGGTCCGTACAAAACCAGGAATTTCTCGATCTTCACCGAGTCCCCAGCAATGACGGACCCAATAGCCCATTCTATCTTTGCGCGCTCCTCTGGAGGATATAGGGTTCCGACCAGCTCGTCCCAGGCGCTGCAGTCGCCCGGAACTAACTGATACGAAAGGCGTCGACTGACGTAGTCAGATTTCTTCGTCTCTGTGTTCGCGAAAGCAAGAGTTGCGTCGAGTTGCTTGCTGTTATCGCTCACATTGGCCAAGAACTTACGGAACTGCACCCAGCCGTTACTGTTGAAAGAGCGCATGTACTTGACGTTGCCTTGAATATCGTTCTTCTCGGCGAACTCGCGCAGCTTTGCGTCGACTAGTCGCTGCACATCGTATTCGTCAGTGGACCAAAGGCCCTGCTCTTCATCCCAGATTGCATAGAACGACTTTCCTCGAACCATGAGATCCTTGGATCGACCAACAATGAAGTCGGGATATACTTCGAGTTGACCTTTCTTTGGACCTCGCTCAATCTCTCGCGTACAGATCTGAAAGAAATCCATCTACCCTCCTCTCGTTCTATCTAGTCCATCTCCAGCAGATATGCGTGCATCTGATCCCAGAGCTCGACGTCTCGCTGGTTCGCTCTGGCCCTCTTCAGAGGAAATAGGCCACCCACACCACTAGGACGGTATGTTCGCCAAATAACCTCGTCGAGAGTCTTATCGATCTCTTTGACGGGGACTAGTGAGTTGTCGTTGTACTTTTCCAGACCCAGATTTTCCATGAGACGCCAGAACCAAGCACGCGGCTCGTTATCGTCTTGGAAGGCGAGCCGCTGTGCTAGTCCTATCAGAAGCTCAAGCATCGAACACTCAAGCTGCATCCACTCTGAGTCTGTGAAGTCGATCTCCTCCTCTCGGAGAAAATCAACTCGAAGGGTACGTCCGTCTTCTGCTCGGTTGTCGTCGTTAGGAATAAGCCATAAGAATGGCTTTGTATAAAGCTGCTTTAGCACCTTCCAATACGACCTTGAGGGGTTTCGTTCGGTAACCGAGCCGACTTGACTGTAGAGCCATGTGAAATATAGCTCGTCAAGCGGCGGGCGACTCATTCAGAGTCACCCCGAGATGCCCTCGCCATGGGACGGCGGATGGGCTCCTGTGTGGGGCGTTCGTCTTCGGTGAAGCCGGCGACTGCAACCGAGTACTTGCCTCCGTGTCGAGCCACCTCGAAGTCGATCTCCACCTTCTCGCTTCGGATATAGACGATGTGGTTCTGATCCGAGCGATGACCGAAACGGAGGTTGTCTTCCGAACCGATGTACTTCTCGTACTCGAAGTCGGGAATGATCGTGTCCTGATCGTCGGTCAAGACATCATCCCCGGAGTACCACGTGAGACAGACCTTGTCGAACTCGCCCGCTTCGAACTCCTCCGCGGAAATGATGTACGGCCTCTCCGAAGAGCGAGCCGCCACCTCCTCGTCGTAGTTGAAGTCGACGCCCTCCACCGGCTGTGGGTCGGTGAATATGTTCCGGTTCACCTGCCTCGGCGTGGTGGCGAGAGGGTGCTTGACCGTACGTACGTCGTTGGGGATGGGCATCTCGGGGTGGTACCGCTCGAAAGCCTCGGAAGCCTTCTCCACCGAAGACGGCTCCTCCTCGACCTCCACACCAAGCGCCTCGGCGGCACTCTCTGGTGTGGCGAACTCGTCGGCCTTCGCCTGCTTCTTGTACTTCCGCTCGAGCCACTCACTGGTGCGCTCGATCTCGGCTTCCATCTTCTCGTCGAACTCGCCAATGAGCTTCTTTCGGGCGTAGAAATATCCCGAACCCGTTCCAGCAGCGAACGCCACAACAGCAACGCTGCCGGCGATCACCGTCCTCTTCTTTGCCACCTCCAAGAGGCGGGCCGTGAATGTATTCATGATGCCTCTCAGATCTTGTCGATGCTGGCGTAGATCGGACCGTCCACATTGAAGTCCAGCTGAACAGCCGCGGCCTGACCCCGGTACATGAAGTCCCGGATGCCGCCACCATTCTCGTCCCAGCAACCGAAGTCGACGTAGCCGTCACCGTTACCGTCCTTGAGCCAGCCGGTGACGCATCCGACGGTGGTGCGGGGCATCCCCAGCTGCTCGAGAACGTCGTTCAGCAGAACGAAACCGTAGCTGTTGAGACGCTCGTTGGCCGCAGCCTGTGCTGCCCGAAGGAAAATGAAATTATACTCCGGGTTCGGCGACCAGTTCTTGCTCGTCTCGTTGCTGAAGAACGGGGTGTAGAGACCGCCCATTCCAGCGGACTCCTTGACCTTGATGACCTCCGGGCCGTTCTCGCCGTCGACGACGACCTCGCGCTCGTTCACGCCGAAGAAGAGCTCACGCTCCTTGTCGCCGCCCAGCTCGTCCGCGACACGGTTACGGTAGGCCTTCAGGCTCTTCTCGAGGGTGGCCATACCGATGGTCAGGCCGGCGATGCGGTTGTTCTGGATGTTGTGGGCGCCGGTCAGGGCGGCGACGGAAGCGATGCCCAGCAGGATGGCCGGACCGTAGAGCTTGCCGAGCTTCATGGTCGCGTGGGTGTAGGCCGCGATGCGGGTCTGCTGCTTCTGCTGCTCGGTTGAGAGACCGGCCTCGTGGACCTGGTCGACCTTGTTGAGGTTGGCGTCGAGCTCGTCCAGGATCGGCTCCACCTTGAGGGTGGCCCGGCAGGCGAGTACGACGGTGGCGCCCATTCCGACGACGCCGCCGGTCAGCAACAGAGTCGGGGAGTGCTTCTTGAGGGTCAGCATCTGCCGACCGAACTGGCGAGTGAGGGTGGTCTTGACGCTCATTGAAATATCTCCTCAGACTTTCTTCTGCTGCTGAAGGTTCTTGAAAATAGCAACGACTTGGGGATCGGGCATGGCCTGGACCTTACGGAACCACTTGGCTCCCTTGTAAGCGTTCTTGATGGCCTCCCGCATTTGTTCGACGGACACGGTCCCTTCCTAAGGCTTGAATATGCTTCCACAGCCAATGCAGACGACGGTTCCTCTTGGGAAAATCCACGCGCTGTGATGATGACGGATGGTCCACAAGAAGAAGCGGATACGCCAGATCACTTGAGGTGCTCGGGGCGAGGTAGATCCACGATGAATCCGTCACGGACCTTCTTGGGCTCAACACCGCGGAGATCCGTCCAACCCCAGTTCTCGTCAGGTGGGGTGGAGGAGTTGTTGGTGAACTGATAGAACTCAGCGACTGTAACGAGCTCGTATCGCTTGAGTCGCTCGAACATCCTGTCGATGACCTCGTTGGCCTCGGCTCGAGTGGACAGTACGACCTCGTCGAAGTCGTGCATCGCCCTTGCTCGGCTGCTGGGACCCAATCGATCGCGAGGATCATCACGTCGAACCGTAGTCTTGCTCGACGCATACCGATCATAGCTGACGTACGGGGAGTTTCGTGAATGCCGGCTGCTCGACCCACCTCCACCATTTCGGTAGAGGATCCTGTCAAGGGCTTCCTGCCCGGCATCGCGGATCATGTCCTTGGCCGCGGGGATGAGTACCTCCATCGCCACGTACCCCAGAACGCTCTTGGGAGTCTCCCCGCTGAAGAACGACTCGACGAATCGCTTACCCAGGGACTTCTTACGGATGACGCCATCGGCGACGGCCTCGACCTTGTTCTCTTCGATCTGAGGCGTTTGCTCATTCGGAGCCGGCCTGGGCTGCTTGCTGTTGCTGGGGAAGTCCATTTATCCTCGTTCCTGGGGGGCGAAACCTAGAGCCCGTGTTAGGGGCTCATAGGGTTGAGTGGTGATGATGAGGTCAGTCTTCGGTGGTGGGCTTCAGCTTGTCGAAGTACTCGTCGATCTTGAGGTTGGTCAGCTTCTCCCCCTTGATCAGATAACCGATCGCGGCGGAGCCAACTGCACCAACAGCAGCCTTGACGGCGAACTTGGCGAACTTGTGCTTGTTCATACGAATATGTCCTTTCATTGGGTCTCACTAAGACCCATGTAATTTGTGCGAGGGGTTAGTTGTCGATGGGGTCGAGATGTTTGAGTTTTTCGATGCCAACAAGCATGTCGTTGGTCAGATCTTGGGTTTTCTTCCGAAGGCGTTCCACTCGCCGGTTGTGTCGCTCCTTAGCGGCGAAGACCTTTCGAACCTGATATGTGTTCCAGACGATACGAAACGCCATCTTCAGGTTGCCGTTCTTGGCGAAACATTTAGCAAGCATCTTTGCTCGCGCCAGCTGCGATTCATCCATCGTTAACCCCTACTTGCAGATTCGCTTGATGATCTGGTAGGCAGCCATGACGCCACCAACGGTAAGTGCGGTGTGAGTGATGAAGTCCTTGGCCACCTCAGAATATGCCGCCAGGACTTCGACCCCCTCGAAAGGATCGTAGTTCTTGTCGTCTTCGTCGATGGTTGGTGCGTTCGGGTTGTCAACGAGCGAGACGTTGACCGCGTGCTTCTGGACATACTTCTTGACGCGGTTGCGCATGAACATGTAATCGATTCCTTTCGAGGATGAATATATGGAGAGGGGTGTGGGGCACAATGACTCGTTACGTCTTATAGAAATAAGCAGTAACCATCGGCTGTCGTTTTGTGAACCAGCATCCGGGTAAGCGGGTGGCGAAGACCCCTCAAACACCACCCAACTTGCTGGAACCCCCACACTAACTCATTGCGGATCAGACCCCAGGCGCGGGCTGCTGAGAGTTGACCCGCTTCAGCATGGCAGCGGCCATCTCCTCCTTGGGCATGGCCATCAGCTCCGTCTTGGTTGGAAATCGGTTCTCCCGAATCCACGCCGGACGGTTGTCCTCCTCGGTCGCCGGCGTTCCGGTGTTGTTGAACTGGCTCTTTGGGTCCTGACCCGGAGTCGCCACCGTCGTACCGGTGAAGTCCATCTGCTTCGCCCAGTCCGCGGGAACGATCGACCGGAAGAACGCGGCGCCGGCCTCGGCGTCGGTCACCAGGCTCATGAAGAAGGCGGAATATGCCTCCGTCTGCATGAAGTCGTTCGCGACCTCCTCGGTACGGACGAACCGCTTGCCGTCCCGCTTGCCGACCGACTTGGCGATCATGTCCTTGAAGAACTTGATGATCACCTTCGCGTCCTTGGTGGCGAAGAGCTCCTTGACCCGCTTCTCGAGGGCGCCTTCGTCCAGGGTACCGCCGAACTCCATCTGCATCTCGACGACGTCAGCCTTGGTGAGGTGGAAGTGCCAGTCCTCCTCCTGCTGCTCACCGTCGAAGTCCGTGTACTTGATGGTCTGCTTGAGCACTGTTTCGTTTACCTTTCAAGGGGTTGGTTTAGCTGAATATGTCTATCCGAATTGCCATGGACCGCGGAGAGCCGCGTTAGATCTTCAACGGTGTCCGTGCCAATATCCCCGGAACGGCCTGACGTTGAAACGGAAGGCGAGACATGGCTTCTGGTCGTCGGACAAGACCGCCGAGAACTCAAGCTCGAGTTGGTTGCTGTCTGCCGTCCATCCGACCTCGTCCGAACCCTCCGTTCCTCGAAGACCGATACGGTTGTAGAAGTCCGTAAGCGAAGCGTAGCTGTCGCCGAGGATCTGGTAGTTCGTGTCGTTCTGAGCCTTTCTTAGGGCCTCCATGTTGCTCAGGAAATAACGCCCGCTATACAGGTCGTAGCAGAGGTGGTCGCCTCCGCCGGTGACGATGACCTGCGTGCTGCTCGGTGGATTAGCGTTGACCCGGTCCTGCGCGATCTCGTCCTGAATATCGCGCTCCTTGTTCTCGCCGATCTTCTCCTTGACCTTCTCCTTGTACTCGGAGAAGAGTCGGTCCCCCACAGAAACAGCGGTAGCCAGAGCCGCGGCACGCTTGTCGCTGATTCGGTTAGACGAGATCATCGAGACGATCGTCAGGGCACCCAGACCTGCCGCCGGAATATAGAGCCTCCAGCAGATCTGAACCTTCTCCTTGGGTTCGAGAGGACGAGACTTCTCGTTCAGGTCGAGCCGAACCTGTGCGTCAGTGAGAAGCTCAGCGGCCCGGAATGAAGCCTTCGCCGTCAGATATGCCGTACCGACGACGCCAGCAACGCTGACCCCCGTGAGGATTGCTGGAGCATTGTCCGCGGCGAACTTCTTGGCCTGGTTGAGGATGTCAGCGACCGTCATGTGTGGTCCCCCAAATATAGTCGTTCGTGTTGTAGATCTTCATCTGTCGATCCTGCATCTCAGCGCGCTTGCGGTCCTGGTAGTTGAACAGGGTCTTGAGTCCCCAGGCGCTGAAGAGCCAGACAAGTCCAATGGCGACGAATCCGACGATGATCAGCAGAAGAAACTCACGCAAGGTCTCGAGCTCAGCGATAGTCATCGTGGATCATCTCCTTTGCTCCGGTGAAGAACTCCATGGTCTTGTCGTCGTTCGGCTTTGCCTTAACGATCCCGACCGAGTACTGGCAGTCGAATCGATGCGTTTGTGCCTGACGCTCCTTCTTGTTGCGAAGTCGGTCGCGCTTGATGTCCTTGGTGAAATCGATAGCCAAGGCGATAATGATGGTTCCCGAGAAGAGACCGGACACGAAGAGCATGCCCCAAAGCGTGATCTTGAAGATCTCAAGCATGGTGGCGAGGTCGAGCTTTTCCATGAATATAATGCCTTTCAGGCAACGCAGAGGGAGCTGGTCGGGATGTTCTTTCGGGCCTTCTGACCCAACTCGTAGAGGATCTCGAACGCGAGGATTCGGGCCATCATCTGGCGCTCCATCTCCTCGCCCCAGATCGCTCCGACTGGACGAGTTTCGTAGGTGTCGTAGTTACCGCCGTAGTTCTTGACGACGGGGATGATCTGGGTGTCATCGGAGATGTCGACGGGGGAGGCCTTGTACCCCTTGTACTCGTATGTCACCTCACCCTGACTCGGGAGCAGGAGGACCACGATACCGGCGATGATCAGGGCCGGGTAAACCAGGGAGAGCATGAACGGGTGGATGAAAATGGCGAGCATCGTGGTATTCCTTTACAGGGTGAGGGGGGTTTACAAATATATAGGTCAGGCGAGAGCGTTGAGCTCAGCTTCGATCTTGTCGACCGCGGTCTGGAAAACAGGGGGAAGGGTCGGACCGTTGCGCTTGAAGTGAAGAACCATTCGCATCACAGCCATCGACTCATCACGAGTGAGGTTCATGAAGGGGGCGTGATGCTTGTCAACGAGTTGTAGTGACAGATCTGCCACGGAAGCCATCGAGGCCAACTCTTCGAGTGAGGGGGCTCGTCGATCTCCTCGAAAATCGCGCCAACGAGATTCAGTGATTCGAGACTGGTTGGCGAACTGCCTGTTGTCGAGCTGCTTCCGCTGACGTCTGTCATCAAGCTTCTGAATAAGCCTCTTTGCGCTGATCATTTGGAGGGGTCTCCTGGGGGATATAGAGAAACAGAAACCTAAAACCCGTGTGGGGTCTTAGGCGTTGAGGTATTGTCGGGGGTATCAGTTCTCGGTGTTGGCGTTGGCCTTCTTCTCGTAGAGCTTCACAGCGATGACAACAGCAGTGGTCACGGCAGCGGGAATGACGATCTTCGTCACTACCAGCTTCCGGAGCAGCTTGCGGCTGGCGGCGTTGAGCTCGGCGGGGGTCATGTTGGCGGTCGCGTCGGCGAGGTTCATGATGTGCTCCTTCATATAGGGTCTCACTATAGGATGTGTAATTTCTGCGACCCCTAGCGGTTCTTGAGCTTCGCAGCAACCTGCTTTGCGTAGGCGCGGGACCCGGCGTTGTGTCCGACAGCATCGACCAACTTGGCGGTCGCGGTGATCAGTGCTGCCGTGGCCATGATGACTACAACCGGGTTCTCCTCAGCGGCGGTCTTGAGGTTCTGGACGAAGCGCGAGTTCTTGATCTTCCACAACACGAATATACCCTCTTTCAAAGTAGAAACTTAAAGCCTTTGTGAGGCTAAAATTTGAGAGGATGTAACAGCCCAACTAAAACTGTTCATTAACTAGCTATCTCCATTGCTAGCACTCCGGGCAGGTAACGATCCTGCACATTAGTGTCTCGGAATCCTTTCGGATATCCTCTCATTATAGGGTGTGTAATTCTTGCGAGACCGAAACCTAAAGCCCGTGTGGGCTTAGGTTGATGAGGGGTTTGATGGGGGGGGTCAGTTGTTCTCGTTGTCCGA